ATTGATTCCACCTCTGTTAAATCCAGCAGGTGCAAACCAAGGCTCCGATGTTCCTTGGGACTTTGCGATTGCTCCAATAGCAGCAACTGATGGAGGAACAATAAGAACATTATTACCACCGTTGGCTGTGTCTGTGATACGAACTGATGGGTAGTAAGTTGCAACATAAGATGAATTGATCAATCTAGTGTTTGCTGTTGAAATAGCATCCGAGGCAGCACCATTTTCTTGTGAAGCAGCCTCAAACTCATGTCGATAGATTCCATCTAAGTCAACAACTGCCATTGCATCTCCACGATCTTCACAGATTTGAATCATGCGGTTTGTGATCGTAGTATCGGTCATTCCGGGCATAGCAATTATTTCGTACTCAACAACTTCTGAATCTGCTACTGTATCAAGTGCTTTTTCAATTGTGTGCTTAACATAGTTAGTGACACTGGTATCGCTTCCACCGATGTGATAATCAGAGAATGGTGATACCTTTTTGATATCAACACCATCGGATCCTCCAACCATTGGAGCACGGTATTGCTTGACACCTAGGTTGAATAGTGATTGAAGTGTATTTCCTGTTCCTTCACCATAACCCATAACTCCTTCGTTGAAGTAGTATAGTCCGTTTGATGCAGCAATTTCTTCCAGTGAGAAAGTAAACGATAGTTCAAACGAGTTACCGGCTGCGGTTACATTGTTTGGAAGAACACGCAAGATGTCTCCATAACTAGCATCGCGATAAGTTGTAGATCCTTGATAGTGTCGAACACCAAACACAGAAGAAGCAGCATAGTTTCCACCTTGGTTTGTGTTTAGACTTGTAAGTCTAAGTGATGGGAAGTTCAAAGACCCTGTAAAGTCTTCAACCAATCCACCTACAAGGTTACTAGCTGGGGCTCCGGAACTTGCAATTCCATTCCCACCTAGAATATAGGGCTCTGTAAATGCTGCACTTGGAGCCGCTGCTTTTGTTTCAACATCAGCGGATCCTGATCTAAAAGACCAACCTTTGTGCTGAAGAGGACCTTCGAATCCAACAGGAAGAGCGAATGAGTCTTCAAGAGTTTGATTGGCAACAGCTGCATCAAGCTCTACATATACATAATCAGATACATTTGCATACTCTCCGCGAACATTATACTTCTTGTTCGTGGCATCCCAATCTAGATACTGATCACCGATCTTTTTAGCGATAAAGTTTTCACTGGTAAGGTCCAAGTTACAGTTAGAAAATCTTTCTAGAATCTGCTTTCCGTTCATAATCTTAACAGTAAATGAAGAGTTAGGGTTTTGAGAGTTTCCTACCCGAAGGTCACCGATCTCTACATGTAGGTTTTTACTTTCCCACTCACCAGCAGAGTGTGCGACAAGGCGAAAAAGCTTCGCGCGAGTTCCACCAACCTTGCGGTTTAAGAAATAACCGGTCTTTGCTTGCTGAGAATCGAACTCATGATATGCCCAGTTTCCTGTCTCTAGTGATCCTTTTTGAAGCGGAAGAAGGACACCATACTGGTCTCCGGTAACAGAACCACCAGATACATCATCTGTGGCTGCTTGCTCAAAAGTTTCTCCAAGCCAATATGATTCATTTGTAGTTCCAAAGTTGTCACTAGCTTCAATCTTCTGTGGATTGGTATTGAATCTATTTCGAATAAAGTCTTCTGCATTCGGGTCAAAAGAAAAACTAATTGAATTACCTTCTCCGGAAGAAGAGGATACAATCATGGTAAACTTTCCACCAGCAGTTGATTCTATCAATTGTGCTGTTGCCTTCTGTCCTGCGTTTCCTAGAGAATCACTTCCACTAAGAAGCAAAGAAGACCCTGTGGCATAAAAGATAGCAGCCAAAGAACCGGTTGGGTTAGTGGTTGCTGATGCAGATGGCATAATGAACAAGCCGTAAGCAGTTGTATTAGCTGCAACGGTGGCCTCGCTCTTTCCGTTTAATTTCCAGCCCACCCTAGTACCAGATGACTGATTTGAATCGGCTTCACCTAGAAGGCGAACCATTGTAACTGGTGTGCTGTTTGCTGCAAGATGAGCTTGTGCTGCATACATTGCATAGGTTGGGACTTTTTTATTCCCTTCTCTCCATACATCCAAATCGGAAGTACCCCTTCCGCTGATTGGATTTCCAAAGATAGCATACAAATCGCTGAGGTTTGTAACTCTTACCGGCTTCATCGCCGGTCCTCTCTCAGTTTGGCCGATTAATAGAGGCCCAACTTCAGTTGCTTCAACAGGAAGCACAGACTCATCAACCTCGTTAAGGACGATATCTGGAGATATGAAATCAAATTTCCTTGGCATTTAAAAACTCCTTAAATAATTCTTATCACAATAAATAGTAGTTCTAATGCTTAAAAGCACTAGTCTTTGTAATCATTGTCTTTTGTCTTATGAGGGATTTTATCACCGACCATAGTCCTTTCACCGGTAAAGACTAATTTTGCTCTATTTTGTCGTCGCGATAAGGTAGGCTTATCCCTAGAATACCCCTCTCCTATTAAATACCCTTGAACTTTTATATCTATTTTTGTTTCAAACATTCTTTCTTCTTCGCCAAGATTTGTTGTGTTGTTATTCATAGACATGTCTTGTTGTATGAAGGCTTCATAGCTATGACCATCTTTTTTGAAAAAGAATGAATTGATTTGACCAGTGGATGTGATGAACGGCTGCATTAAGTCATTCATTTGTTGTTGGTATTCTGTTCTCAGAGTAATGGAATAAGTAACAGCAACATACACAGGTATTGGAGAGTTTAGTGTATCATAAACAACTTCGCTGTTTTCATCTTGCTTTCCTGTTTGTTGGTTACCTTTAGTTATATTATTCTGTCTATTATTTTGAAACTCTCTGGTTCGGTCTTGATTGGTTGATCGTGCAGCAGGAGTTGCACCACCTCTAAAATCATTCTGCTCATAAAGGTGTGCTTGAAAGATTCCTTTGAAATTAGGATCTTTTGTCACGGAAGATCTGTTAACAGTGATAAGGGGAAGGATTAACTTTCCAACTTTGTCTCTGATTCGCTGATCGCTTTTGATTTGCCAAACTCTCTCAGTGCCAAGCCAAAGAACAGGCGCTTTGTAGATTCCTTTATTAGTTTTAGTATGTAGGTTCAAAGTTTCATCAACCCATTCATACATGCCTGTATCAATGGTTTCTAATGATGATGCTAAAAACTTCACTGGTCTTGTCTCACTCTGCATTGAAAACTCCGTCTCTTGCTCTTATACAATCTGCTATAATTTCAAATTGTGTATCGGCTTGACCAAAAAGGTGTTTTGGTTCATTTAATTTTACAATTTCATAAAAGATTTTTCCGTATTTTACAAAATCACCTTCTCGTACAAACAGGTTCTGATCTTCGGTTAATCTTCTTTTGTGAAACATTATCTTTAAACCAGTCTTTTTATCAAGTGCCAAGTTGTCAACAAAATTTGTTTCAACACCTTGATATTCAACTCTTGCAAATACACGAACTGGTGGGAGAAATGTTTTTTCAATTGCTTCTCCATATAAAGGATGAAAATTGGTATGGTCAATGTCAATCGGAAAGTAAAGAAGCTGTTGTCCAACAACTCGCTCAATAATTTCATCATTAACTTGTTTTACAAGATTCTTTTCTTTCTCTCCGAAGAACATCGGCGGGGGAGGAGAATCTGGTTTTGACCACTTATTATCATCTGACATTCTATTACCTTCTTATTTTTATTTTTACTGTTCTTTGGGGTCTTGTATTCGCCTCTGCGAGTAATTCGTTTTTCAGCTTGTTTGCCACATAAGATTCAATTTGTTCGCGTATTTCTTCTTCGGCGCTGTCTACAAGCATCTTTGCTGCCTCCATTGCAGTGGAGCCGTCTTCTCTCTGTATACGAAATTCAATGTCCAAAGTGATATCATCTTCTTCCTTGATTGCTTCTTTTGTAAACTCACCGTCAAATTCAATAGTAGCATCCAAAGCATCAAAAACACCCAGCTCTTTAACTTCACCCAGTAGCTCAATGGCTCTGGCTATTATTCTTGGATCTATATTTTCATCATCAAATTGATCACCAAGGGCAGCTTTCAAGATCTCATCCGGATAGATGGATATGTCTCCGCTAGAAGAAAACTTTGCTTCACCGAGAACCTCTCCCATAATAAGATCATCTTCCCACTCAAGCTCTTCAACTTCCCAGATGCCTCTTTCTTCTGTATTAAGGTTAACCAAGTGATGAACCGAATAGTTTTCACCCTCAAATACACCTTCCTTTTCAGCATAAGCTTCAATATAGGCTGGGAGTCCGTCCGACATCTCATCAGACGATGCAAAAATAGCGGTTAAGTTTTTGCCATGATGAAGGGCGGAATCTATTTCTCCTTCAATCTCATGAGGATCAATCCACTCAACACCAATAAGGTCATTTGCTTTTTCTCCATCCCACTCTAATACAATTCTAAACACATCTTCACCATCAGGTACCAAATCCTGTACAACCCTTGGAGAAGGAATCTCATAATAAAGATCTTCAGCCATCTCTAATGCTTCTTCAATTTCACCCATCAGATTACGAATTGTTTTTCCTTGCCTTAACTTACCTTGTATTGTTATAGCCATGGTAACGGTCATCATAATCCAAACATCTTCTGGTCCGTGCTCTTCCACATCAAAGCCAAAATCTATGTTTAGGTCTCCACTACGATAAGCAACTGCTTCCTCAACCTCGGTCATCATAAGTTGTATTCTTTCATAACTGCTGCCAAGTTCTTGTGATAGCGATGCTTCTAAATCATCATCATAATTGACTGATCCGAGACCTGTCAGCGACTTTCCGGAAACACCATTAAGAAAACTAATAATGGAAAACTCTGCTCCGAAACCACTGTCTTCATAGCTCCCACCAAATCTGGTGAACTTATCATAATCAACGGTGTCGCCTTCAAGCTCAATAATTTTATTGGCTTCTTCCTTTTGTGCTTCTTCTGTTACATTGTAAAGATGTTCAATAAAACCCGGAACTTTATCTCCATAGATCTTACCTTGAGGAACAGCGAGTCCTATTTGTTCGCTTTCATTTCTGTAGGATAGGTTCTTTACTCTTATTCTTGCTTCTGGTCTGATCCCGTCAACACTTCTATCCGGATCTGCGAACAGTTCATCATCCTCGTATTTATCTATTCCCGCCTGTGTCGGCTCAACTCCAGCATCCTTGAAAAACTCTTCCGAAATTGCATATGCTATCATGCCATTAGCATGAGCCTCAGCCAGAGCACAAATGTTGTATTCGTCGTATTCTGTCATGTGTTTCTTAGAAGGAGGCATGTGGCACGACTGCAACCCTTCATGATCTGACATTCTGAACACATCAATTGGATGTCTTGAGAGAACCATGTAATACTTCTCGTTAAAATACTTCTCGTAGTTCTTTGATATATCTTCTCTATTCTTTGCAAGAAATTCAGCATTCTTTTTCATTTTTGCGGCGGACTTCTTTAGCATAGATTCTCTTCGCGACCAAGTCATAACCATTCCAAGAAAGTATGGAGCCTGATCTGGATCGGAAACGATTGACTGAAACGGATAGCTCTCTCCGCCGGTTGGTTTCATGTTTGCAGCAGGTTGTCCGAAGAATTTGTTAAAACCCTTATCAAATGACATAATCATTTTTTTCTGCTTGGTCTTATCTTCGGTTTTGTTCAGTGCCTTAACTTTATCACCGATAGTATTAAGCTGTGTGATTATGTTATTGATGAGCTTAATGAGTTTGACTTCTTCAATTCTTTCAACATCAACCATTTCACCTTCAACATTTTTTCGTGTTCTTATGGTTTTGCGAGCCTTGAAGTTTTTAAAATCCACTTCCCAGCCATGAGTAGACAGAATGGTTGTTAATTCAGAAAGAGGCCCCTCATCAGGAGCGGTGAATTCAGAAATAAGACGATACCTGTTTCCAAAGATATTGGAAAACAGATAGTCCTCAACAGGAACATCAAGTGCATCCTGCAAGTGTGAAATTTCTTCCTCTTCAGCCTCGGAGATATATCTTCTCCAGTTTTCAAATAAATTGTTCATTGTTTATCCTACAAAAATTTTAAGTGGAGACATGTTGACAATGGCTTGTTGGTTTTCAACCATGTTTTTATCTGTCTCAATAAGTTTATTATATAAAGTCTCATCAAGAACTTTAGATAACTCTTCTCTTAGAGTCGCTTGTTCTTCTTTTGCCTGACCAAGAAGATCGGAAGCATTAAGACTAATGCTATCGCCGGGAATGGGAACTTGCCCACCAAATTTGCCTCTAATCTGCCCAAGGGTTTCTTTGGACAATGCCAAGGCAAATCTTCTAATCCATTGCTTTCCAATTGAATTGATAGATTCATAAGAAATGTTCTCAAATGGAATATTGTTTAAATTATTCACTCCATTTTGCCCCGACTCTGTATCGTCAGAAAATGGAGAATTTGTCTCAATAGTAAACCTAAACCAGAACTTTTCTGGTGATACCGACTGCGGTATCGGGTACAACCTCAGCTTATTATTAATAACCTCGTAAGAATAGTGTGAAGTCCTTGTATAAAGGTGGTCTTCATATGAGATTGCCTGAAGCTTGTTTTGCCATGCTGGTATTACTTGGAACGTAGAGGTATCAGAGTATTGTCCATAATTGTGAAAATCACCAACAACATTGAGCCCACCATAATATCCGTAAAATCTCCACATCTGTCTCGGACTTACATAATAAACTTGTCTAATTTTAATTCTTTTATCACCAACTAAGTCAGCATAGGGTACACCACCAGCAGCAGAAGAAGCACTTACAATGCTTTGTAAATCGTAATCCTGCTGGTCTGCAACGGTTGTTATAGAAGCACTATAGATTGATTCAGTTCCGCCGACTCCTGCCTCTGTTGCAAATTTATCGCCCATCTTAAAAGCGTAATCAAATGTCAATTTAGGATATTTAAGAGCAACGCCTGTCCCAGCTGTAACTTCACCTTTGTGATCAAATGAAGCAGTAGCAGTTCCCAAAGCTGAACCCAATGCATTCTTTGACTGATGGGTGTTTACTATATAGGAATATTCCAATACCGCATCTTCGTATGCTGCATAAATGTTTTGCTCTGTCAATTCAATATCTAAAACATCGCCACCAAGTCTCTTATATGTAAAAGCAACTTGAGCCATGGCGCCTGTTATAAATTGTGATGAGGCCGAATAGACTCCGAGTGGAAGAGCAGATACAACATTATCTGTAGATCCTGTGCTTGGCAGGATGATTGCTGAAGTTGTTGAAGTTGGTGTTAAGGTTGGTAATGCCATTTAATGATCCTCTAATCCTAATAAGTAGTTTTAGAAGAAAGAAAACCCCCGACACTCAAGTGTCGAGGGAGAAACTGGGGAGGATCTTTTTTTATTTTTTTTATTCCTCTTTGGCTTTAGATTTTCTTTTTGCAGCAGCGGCTTTTCTTTTTGCAGCCTCTGCCTTCTTTTTGGCTTCATCAGCAGCTTTTCTTCTTGCAGCCTCTTCGGCAGCTTTTCTCTTGGCAGCTTCAGCTTCTCGCTTTTGACGAGCTGCTTCTTCCCTTGCCTTTTCAGCAGCGAGTGCATTTGCTTCTGCTTGTGCTTTTCTTGCTGCTTCTTGTTGTCTTTTTACAAAAAGTCTTTTTTGCTTGGGTTTCATCTAAAATCTCCTATGACTATCAATAAATAGTGATTTAAATAGAAAAAGCCCCAAGTCCGAAGACAAGGGGCCTTAACTGTGAATGGTCTAATCTAAAAGATTATGCGCCACTTTCACCAAGAAGTCCACGAACGATAACAAGACCGTACATATCAGGACGAACCATCTTCTTAGCATAACGAGTCATTACACCCTTGCGAGGTACAAAGTCTTCAACCCCAAAGATAGTTGGAGTTACTTGTAGTGGTACGTATGGAGCATAAACATATCCGCTTTCGAGGAATGAGCTTCCTTTACGTCCAACAAGAACAGCATTACGTGGGAAGTAAGGATCAACGATAACATCAAACTTACGACTGAGTGATCCAACTTTAACAGCACCAATATCACCTTTGTCAGCGTCAGCAGTTACGTTTGCACGGAACCCAGCGGTGAATTCAAGGATGTTAGCAACTTCAGGAGAAACTACAACATAGTTGGCTCCACCGCGAAGTGTCTTACGATGAATCTGTGCAGAAACATCATTAATGGTTTCGATAAGAGTCTCGTACCATTCGCTAACAGTTCCGGTGAAATCAGGAGCAACAGCAGAAGCACCAATCTCAGCACCGGTCTCGCGATTGACAAACATTCCGGGAGAACGAGCCCAGTAATATGTTGCAGCAGTTGCACCATTTACAAGGTCCGCAAGAATCTCACGATCAATCTCAAGAGCAATTTGCTCAGAGAGGATTGAAGTCAATTCTACCTCAGCATCCAAGTTGTGATAAGCATTTAAGTCTTGTCCCAATTCAGGAGTCCACTTAGCTTTCAACTTCTTGGTTGTTGCTGTGATAGCGATACTATCTACTTTGATATCGATCTCTGGTATGTTTGCATTGTTTTCAAGAGCAAAAGCGTCTGCCGCAACTGCACCAGCAGCTAAACCAGCTGTTGAGTAAGTGTCAATTTTTTCATAAGAACCAGCACCATGATCATGAGCACCAATGGTTGCAGCAGCAAGGGTTGTGCTATGTACATAAAAACAGATGATTTTATCTGAATTGTTAGCATCAACCTGTGTCAAACGACGAACCTGAGTTCCAACAAGACCAACAGTAGCCCCGGAAAGAGGAAGAATGATTTGTGAGAGATGATCCGAATTAAAATCAGCAACACCACTAAAATCATAAGCCTGAGCTAAAATATAAGATCCGCTGTGTTCGTCCATGAGATCTGCATCCCAATCGATTAAATTTCCAAATAAAGAATCATCAGCAACCATAGTGCCAACTATTGTAGCACCATTAGGGGCCGTAGCTAAGGTAGCGCCATTAGCAGCTAGTGTCACAGCTGATTGTGGAAGAGCTGAAGCAGCTAATGAGCCAGTTGGAGAAGCATATGCAGATGAAAATCCGTAAGGTTGCTTGTCTAACTGAGCAGAGTTCAAAGAAACACCAGTTGCGATGTCAGAACCGACAGCACCCTGTCCGTAGATAGAATCACCGGTTTCTTGTCCAAGACGATCACGGTCGAAAGTGAAGTCAAGGAAGAAGATAAGACCGCTTGGAAGACTCATAGGCTGAACGCTTACAAGATCATTAGCGATAAGTCCGGCGAATACACGACGAACGATAGGAAAAGCAACAGCAGCAAAACCTTCAACGTCACCACCAGCCATGGCAGAGCTTTCACGAAGAAGTTCTTTTGCTTGGTTTTCCAGAAGACGAGACATTGTCGCCTTTTGATGTTGGGTCTCAAGACCCTCAAGAAGTCCGGTAGACTCCCATTTGTTAAGAAGAGCATGTCCTTCCGCTTTCATGTCGCGGTTAACAATACCTTCTGATAATTTTTCAATTATAGACATTTGTATACCTCCTTAATTGTATTTATTTAGTCTATGCCAGCAAGCTTTCTCATTCGACCAGCGAAATCGAGGGTCTCATTGAGTTCTTGCTGCTTTCTACGTGGCAACACATGAGAAAGGTTAGACTTTCTATTTACAGACTCACTGAGTGATTGAGGGCCTTTTTGTGCGGCACCCACTACAGTTTCTTTAAGAGTCTCTGCGATTGTCTTCGCTTCTTCTATTGTTTTTGCCTTAGCGACGGCTTCGACAATTTTTGTTTTTTGTCGCTCATTCAAGGAGGCGTCACTTAATATTCTATTCGAATATAACAATCGTGCATTCATCACAAGGGCTTCCTCAAGCTTGTCCTTCATGTCAGTGACTACATTGTGGAGCTTATCTTGTGTTGTTTGGTACGATAAAATGGTATCATTTAGCTCACCGATCTGCTTTTCAAGTTCGGCTGCTTTTTCTTTGTATTCTGTTGATTGCTTTGCTGCTAGTTCAAGCTCGGCGTCATAGCTACGAGTCCCAGCATCAGTTGTTACCCAACCGTGCTTTTCTTCACCGGTATCTACAACAAGTGCTTCGTCAATAGCATCTTCGCTAATCATCGAAATTAATTCTTCAATTAGAGCATCTTCTAAATTTACATCTTCTTGCAGTGCTTCTTCTTCAAACCCGCCACCTTCGTCTGGTGACTCAAGCCCAAGAGAACCAACCAAAGAATCGATGTCTTCAGGTTCTTCTCCGGCAGCATCAGGCTGAGCTTCTACTGCGTTTTTTAAATTTTCTAAATCCAATTGGAAATCTTCTGGATCGAATTCGAATTCCATGGTCATTTCGACAGGCTCTTCGCCTGAAGCGCCCGGATCTGCTGCATAAGGAATTTCATAACCACCGGTGGCCGCAGCTTCTGGTGCTATTGATTCTTCTTCGGTTATGACTTGCTTTGTCTCACCTTCTAAAATTGATTCAACAGCAGCCTTAATTTCTGGGGCATACTTGTCAATCACTGACTGTTCGGCATTTTTAAGGGCCGCTTCTCGAAGTGTCTGGGCATCAACGATGGCTTGATCTAACATAGATGACATTAAATTCTCTCCTAAGTAATAGTTTATCACAATAAATAGTGATTGTAGAGAGAAAAGGCAGAACCATTGTTTAAGCGTGGGAAGCTATACGAAAAATGAACCAGATTCAGATGTATATATATCGGACAATTGTTGGTCTGACAGTGTCGTATTGTAAAATTTCATGAGGCCAATTTGTCCTTCATAATCGTCACTAACTGTTGATCCATCTGTTTCCATTCCAATATAAAGTTTGTCACTATCAGCAAACGCTGTGTTATTTATTGTATAAGTATTTGTGCCGGATGCTGGTTGGCCATCAATGTACATTTTTGCTTTGCGTGTAGTATCATTATAAGCCATGGCAACATGGTACCAAGTGTCCTGTGCTATTGTGTCGCTGCAAACCCTATTTGGACCAGAGAAGCCAAGTTTTCTATTTTTAATATTGAATCCCCACCGGTGACTATTACCACTGTTATAATTTCTAAATACAATAACTTCTCTTGCTGTGGTGTTGCTTGTTCTCCGAATAAAACAAGTAAGGGTGAAATGTTCTGGATTGTGGCCAATTAGCTCATCAGCAAAATCACTTATGTCAGCATAATCGTTGGTACCATCTAGTGAAAGGACGTTCATGTTGACACCAGAGAATGAACCGGTTGTTGCATTATTATATAACACAATATCTGTGTCTGATTCATTAAAATTATAAATCTTCATTGGAGTCGGAAGACTGGGGCCTTCTTCACCACCTGAAGGGGTTGTGAGCCCATCTAATTTTATAATGTTGTCTCCGGATATACCATTTATTCTTTCTATGTTTTCTCCGGAGATATTTAATACTTTGGAATAATCTGCCATTATAGTTCAATCCATGTGGACGATGGGTTAAAATAAATTACATTGGACGTGTTCGTACAATACCCAACAATTCTTACATAATCTCCGGTTCCACTTGGAGCCGTCGTATCCATACCACCAGCGGTTGTACTAACAAACACTGCCTTTCCACCAGAGAAGTTTGAAAGATAAGTAGCAGCATCAAAAAACCCTCGCAACAACAAACCATCTGATGTTGGACTAGAGCCCAATGCTATGCCTAATAACTGATCAGCACCAGTAGCCGGAGCGTCTGCGTCAACTTCAGCCCAAGCAGCCCCATTAAGATAATAGAGCTTTCCAGCTGTTAAAGAACCAGAACCAAACTTAACCACTTCTCCTGCTCCTGTATCATCATTAAGGTTAGAGGGGTCTGTTCCAAGCTCTTCAAGTGTTCTTATTCCTCTTGTAAATCCATATGACATAATTGTTTCTCCTGTGATAAATAGAAAATAAAAAAGAAAAAAGGCCGACAAAAGCCGGCCTTTATAAATGAACTTAGTTAAAGTTCTGATCAAGGATCAGAAGATAACAAGTGTATCAGCAGCAACATAAACAAGCTGAATAGCAGCATTGTTTGATTCTAGAACAAGGTTCTCTGTAGAGCCGTCAATTTCTTGACTTCCAGCTTGAGCAATTGTAAGCGGCTGATCAGCAGCATTACCATAAGCCTTGATAAGGATGGTATCACCAACAGCCAAACCAGCAGAAGCAGGAAGAGTCCAAGTGCGACTTGCAGTAGCAGCCTCAGAAGGAGCATTCAACCCAACTGCAAGAGTAGCAGCCTCATCTCCGATGGTATTGATAGCATAAGAACCACCACCAATATAAGTCTTTATGCGAGACATTGTAACCTTACGGTTTGTTCCGCTAGCGCCATCATCAACAAGAAAAAGATCAGCATTGACAAGAGCAGCACCGATGTCAGTAGCACCATCGATATCGATAGCAGAAACATCAACCTTGTTAGCAGTTGTAATCTGGTTCAACTTGCTGTCAGCAATTGATCCATTCAACATTGCGTTGGTTACACCAGAAGCCTTGATTCTAAGAGCATCAGAATTCAATTCAATAGAACTGCCATCAACACCGATTGCCAGAACACCAGCTGAAGCAGCAAGACCGTCACCAGCGATAGCAGTAGCATAATCAGCCAATGACTCAACTTTATATCCACCAGTAGCACCACCATCACAGAACATGAAATGGTCAGCAGAAACATCAACAACATCAGCACTTCTTGCAGAAGCATCAGCGATAGCATTGATTTCCGCAGGAGTAGCAGCAATAGCAGTAGTTGAAGCAGCTTCAAGAACTGGAAGGAAGTAAGTTCCAGCAGACATTGCAGGAAGGTTGATTGTAGCATCAGCAGTAGGGTCTACAACACCGAGAACTGTTTCATTAGCATCTGGGGTACTACCCTCAAACGTAAATGAGCTTGTGATCTCAATAGTTGCTGAATTAACAGAAGTAACAGAACCATTAACTGTAAGGTTACCACCAACAATAACACCACCAGTAAATGTTGCAACATCATCAGCCTGTGAGCCGATAGTAAATCCTCCACCCATGTCTACGTTTAACATAGTAGGTGCAGTGATAGTACCACCAAGAGAAACAGAAGTTCCGGCGATAGTCATAGCACTGTTGCTAAGCTTTGCATTAGCAATAGAACCTGCCAACATGGCATTAGTAACACCAAGTGCTTTGATTCGGAGTGAATCAGAGTTAGTTTCGATTGAAGAATCATCAACCTGTACTGCAAGAACACCAGAAGAAGCCGCAAGAGCATCTCCAGCAACAGCAGTCATGATATCAGCGATTGATTCTTTCTTAGAACTATCATCAGTAGCATCAAGAATAGCGATGCTATCAGCAGCAACATCAACAACAGCAGCTGCAAGATCATCAAGATCAAGCTGAAGGTTAGAAACAGCAGCTGAACCATTATAGGAGGAGAAATTAACACCTCCATTTGCTGCTTTTGAAAGTGAATTCAAGTCAGCACCAAGAGCAATACCAGAGATGGTAGAGTTGCTAAGCTTAGTGTTGGTAATCGAACCTGCAAGCATAGCATTAGTAACACCAAGTGCCTTAACACGAAGGTTGTCACCATTGGTCTCAATAGAACTATCATCAACACCAACAGCAAGAGCACCACCAGAAGCAGAAAGTCCATCACCAGCCATACCTGATGCCAATTCTACAAAAGAACCGGTGTGGTGAGAATCTTCAGATGCATCATAGAAAAGAAACTTATCAGAAGCAACTGCAAAAGCAGCATCTGCTGTAAGACTTGTAAGATCGATCTGAAGATCGTTAACAGCAGCAGAACCATTGTAAGCAGAACCAGCAAGACCACCAGTAGCAGCCGCAGAGAAATTGTTAAGGTTTCCACCGAGAGCAATACCAGAAATGGTAGAGTTAGTAAGCTTTGCATTAGTAATTGAACCAGCAAGCATAGAATTGGTGATACCTGATGCTTTAACACGAATGTTTGAAGCAGCAGATCCGTTGAAATCAGTTCCAGAACTAAATTCGATTGAGCTATTATCAACAGAGAGAGAATCAAGGTTTGCACCAAGAGCCTTTCCTGAGATAGTAGAGTTAGCAAGTTTACTGTTCGCAATTGAACCAGCTAACATAGCATTAGTAACACCAAGTGCTTTGACTCTAAGAACATCTGCATTGGTCTCAATAGATGAATCATCAACACCAACAGCAAGAGATACCGAACCGCCTAAAGAAACAGAACCTCCACCAGAAAGTCCGTCACCAGCAGTAACAGTAACTGCACTGTTAGTAAGCTTTGCATTAGTAACACCAGAATCTTTGATACGAAGTGAATCAGAATTGATCTCAATGGTACTGTCATCAACAGTAACAGAAAGAACACCGTTTGAGTGTGCAAGTCCGTTACCAGCAACAGCAGCTTCCAAACGGATTCCGGTAGCGCCATTGAATTCAAGTCCACCATTGCCATCAAGAACAACCTGAAGATTGCTGACAGCAGCAGAACCATTGTAAGAACTCATAGAGAGTCCTTTGTCAGCAGTAACAGAAAGAGAGTCAAGGGCTGCACCAAGAGTCTTTCCTGAGATAGTAGTAGCAGCGAGTTTCGCAATTGGAATCTCACCAGCGTCGATTTGAGCGACGATATTGGCAGCGGTAGTATCGTCAACATCTGTTGCGACAAGGCCGTCCTCCGCCTTAATGGAACCACTGAGTACAGCAGCTCCTAATTGAAATTTATAAGCCATAAATAAATCCTCCATAGATTAAAAATAGGCAAAGATAACTTTGCCATATAGGCTGGGGGCTTGAAGCTCAAGTAGCTCCAGCCCCTCGGTCATAAGTAGTTTTGTCTATTAGTAAATGAAGAACTTGTCAGAACCATTAGAATAAATATTTACTGCTGCATATGGAGATTCTAAAACTATTGAGGTTGAACCGTCAATCTGGTCTGCTCCACTGGTTTTAATGACTATGTTGTTCGTATCTGCATTGCCTGCTTCATCTTTGATTGTAAAATACTGTCCATTTACAAAACCCGAAGCAGCTGGCAATCTTATATCTAATTCAGCAGAAGCAGAAACTCCCAAAATTTTATCTGAAATGGAGGAGGTTACCGTTGCTGTTACTGTTGTTCTCTGATAAGCAATCGCTGATACGTTGACAGTAACAGCCCCAGCAACATTACTTGTGCTCACACCAGAACCAACAAAATCCAAAGAGGTTGCGCTGGTTGTGATGGTTGACCCCTCATCCTTTATGGTTATATTGCCGGCTTCATCGGAGATATTGGAAATCTTTTCATCCAGATACTTTCCTACATAAAGATAAGCCGAAGCAGAGACAGGAATTGTAGATGAGTTATAATCTTGAATAAAAATTACACCAGAATAATAATCTACTTGCCAATCAACCGAGTCTCCGGATGTAATTTCATTGACATCTGATACGGCTCCTTTATATAATTTTAAGAAATATCTATTAGGACTGGCATTAGAAATCAAGGGAGGAACAAGCTGTAGACCTCCCCGTGAATCATAAATCCTTTTTGAATTTACAAAGGATCCTGTTGATCTGTTTGGGTTCGATGAAGTTGTTTCATAATTCGATGGCAGTTTTAGATAATACCCATGAGCACCACTTGTAGAAGCCTCGTCACCACCACCGCCGGAAACATTAGCATCATAAACAGTATCAGAAATCGCGACAACATCTAGGAGAACCCTCTCCACCGTAGCTGGAGAGCCAGCAGAGGCAGAATACAAAGTATAAAAATCCGTTCCCGGATCATTTGGGAGAGACTCAGCAAAGATACCTTCAGAAGGTAATGATACATTCGATGGTATAGATTCATTAACATCGCCCTTTAAGTTCGAGGTATGAGCTTTCCCTAGCAGCTTTTTAGCTGCAAATTGAGTTGATGTTAAATTGGTTTTTCCTGTGCTCATTTTTTACCTAGTAAGTTATTTCTATTCTAGACAGATAGCCCGTCCAGTCCTTATGTGCTGAAATTTTAACAATAAAATATTGGTCGTCACGAATTTGACTTTGTTGCAGCTGTATTCCTATTGCTGCTCCTCCGTCGGCATCTTGATCAAGTCCACTTCCTCCGCCACTGTAGATACCCACGCCATCAGATGTTGGTTGGACTCCTGCGGAATATGGCTTTACACAATCACTCCATGCGGTTGAAGTATCATCCAAGCCACTGAAACTAGGGTCGTACGGAACTTTAAGTTCAACATTTATGTTTTTATTCGCCCCAAGCGTTCCTGTATAAAAAGCACCAGATTTGGAAACTATTGTGGCATCTCCGTGTACTGTGACAGTAAAGGTTGCTTTTGATAGTCCCGTTTCATTTCTGAAGTACCGGTAGATAGTTCTCACATCATTAGAGACTGTAGAATAATTTGGATTACCAGAAGGTGCTTGTAAAGACCCACCATCAGCAACATTTCTCGTATCACCGGAATCTCCTATATTTAATGGAGATAGTACATACCCGTTAACAGTTACTAATCCATCAGCATGTTCTGGGTATGTTCCTGTATCATTGACAGAATAAGTGGAGTCCCAAGAATTTCCACTGTTAGTTACTGCTGCTTGATTAGCATAGTTTCCGGAAACGATACGATAATCTTCAGTATTAAAATACTCATCTGTATTGAGGTTTGTGCTTCCGATAGAACCAGAATAAACCATAAAAGAGTTCTTGGATAAAGTAGTTGTGGATAAATTGCTCTTAAGAGGGTGTAAAACTTGTGAATCAACTGATACATTGTAGGAGGTGAATAAGCTAAGATCGTCTGAAATTGATGTTAAAGAATCAAACAATACAGTTCCTGTGACTTGTAAGTCTTGTTGTTCACAATTTGCAGAATTATTTAGACTTGGTAGATCTGCTGAGGAAACTGCTGAATCAAATGTGCTTACTCCTGTTCCTGCCATTCTTATGTTAGAAATTGAACAATTCGTGGTCGTTGGAAACGAAACTGCAGTTCCATTTTGGTAAACATTTCTGTAGACATTAGAAGCTGCATAAGTGTAGCTGCCGCTAGGTCTTGATGCAAAATAAGCAATTCCGGATTGGTAATAAGTTGTCGGATGGTTGAAGTTTGAAATTGAGACTGAACTATCTGCAAGTGCATTAGAATCATTATCTACAACCCACTGTACATAATTGGTGACCTGATCAACTCCGCTAATTCTATGAAGTATTCTCATATGGTTCCACCCAATGTTCTGATCAGTAGCTGCTATTTGATAATCACCTGTCCTATATGGCTTGCTATAATCTGGAATTGAATCTGTTGTTGTTGAGAAACTAACTGCTGAAACACTAAGCTGTGATCCATTGCCATTTGCACTGGATGTTGCATCGAGTGTTGTGACAAGTGACATTTCGTGTATTTCTGAACCGTTTACCTCTAGGACTAATGAACCAGCATATGCATTTTTAAATGAATTAGCAGAGTAATTAGATCCATTCGAACCCACATCTTCATTAAGTTGTCCGTCTACTGTACCTCTGTTAGAGAATACACCCCTAAGATCTGCTGAGTCGTACTGAAAAATACCATTGGAATTCACATCAGATAGAGAAATAGCAGAACCAGTAGCAACGCTATACCCAGAAATGTCATTTGATGTTCCAAAAGAAAGCTTGGCGGTTGTTCCAATGTCGTTTACATCAACATCATCAAGTACAGGAGCCTCAGTAGGAGCCGAAGCATCAGATGCTCCTAGCTGGAAGGTAAGGTCATCAATGTATCCACCCCAATCTGCTCGAGCGGTTATTTTTAATACAACATATTCTCCGTTCGCAACAGCAGCGGTTCCAAATGTTATGCAATGAACTCCTTGGACAGTGGATGTGGATTGTATGTTCGCATTATCATCTGCTCCATTTACCAAGGCACCATCGCCATCAGCCACACTGCCGTACACAAAGTTTTTACCGGCATGTAAAAATCCAGTCTGATCGGGCAACTTTATGTGAATATCAATGTCATTGGCATCTGCTATAGGATCTTCTCTAACATTTGAAAGACTCTTATTCATACTGATCTTCAGGTCACTAACAGAAGCACCAGATGTGTTCTGTATCTTTCTATAAAATGTTCTATAACCAGCAACACCAGAGTAATTTGGCTGGCCTGTCTCAACATTAGCTAAAGAAGAAAAGTTTCCATTTGCCGCCACTGCGCTGGATTTTGGGCTGTAGAGTCTTCGGTTATAAAAGAGAAGACCATCTTCATGCCCAGAAGCACCAGAAGAGGTCATGTGATTTTGTGAGTTCCAAGTAGCTGCACCAGCAGTTACGGCTGCTTGATTTGCATATGAACCAGAGGTTATTCTAAAATTTTCATCTTCAAATGTTTCTGATAGATTTGAATTAGCATCAGAAGCACCATCAATTAACATACCTGTTATAGAAACAGACCCTGCATTTGATAGATTGCTCTTTAATGGGTGAGTAGCGGATAAATCTGCTTGTATTGTTCCATTTAAAAGATAATTTGAATCGTATACCACACTTGCCGTGATGGGAAGTATTTTCGTTTCGTCCTCTCCAACGCCCAATGTGCTAACAGATTGTGCTGCTGGGGTTGAGGCATTCGTTGTGGAAAAAGTTATTGTATTTGAAGTTGACGGGTAAACATTTCTATACATGTTTGCGATGTCTGCTTTATAGCTTGCTGTCAATCCTGTGTTATATTGAACACCTGAGACGTACTTAGAACCAGTCAGAGTAATGTTCTCGATTCTAGAATTTGAAACAGATAATGCTTGTGCTGCTCCGTCGGGATCATTAATCCATTCTATGTAGTTAGAATCGAAATCAGTAGAGCCATAAGTGTGTATGACCCTCAGATAGTTCCATCCTTTCTTTTGATCATCTGCTTCGATTTTATACTTGGCAGTTCTATATTTGAAAATGATCCACTCTGCTCCATTGCCATCAATTGAAGATGAGGCGATTGAAACGCTCAAAAAACCAGAGCCGCTTGTGTATGAAGTTGCCGAACCAGTTGCAGGTTGTCCGGCTCCTGTGAAGCTATTAAGCACTACGGAATGGATAACTGTTCCGTTTAGTTCCAGCTTCAGAGTTCCGGAATCTCCATTGCCAAATGCCCCAGAGGCATATGTTAGGTTGCTATTTGTATAATTTGGTGCTACATCATAATTGATAAATCCTGTCAGCTCTTGTGCATTGTATACGCCCAATCTAAAGTTAGAACCACTGGTTTCTGATGAGTAGGCGTTGTTTCTAGAGATCGCCGCAAAACCAGCATTTGTTGAAGAAGCAGTATAATCAGTAATTATATTTGATCCATCAAAAGATAGCTTGGCAGATACACCAGCTGATTGGTCATAGTTTATCGAGCGAACATTTGGAGCTGGTGTGGGCGCAATGATCTTCAGTACTTCATTAAATCTGTCAACTGTTGTTCCAACATAAGTAGCAGCTGTAAAGTCTGTGAATAAACCATCAGTATAACTTCCATCTTCGGCTGGGCCAATCAGTGCATTCGCATCACCAGAACCAACATCTTCCCACGTTCCAGCACTATTTTTAAACTGCAGTGTTCCACTATTGTCTCTCATACCATAGCCATCAGAGCCTGTTATACCTCCAAAGTTTAAGTATTTTGATGCACCTAGGGCCGCTCCATCTTTCATGTAGAGAGCAGCACCTGTGACCTCTAATCTATAAGAAGAGGTTGAATAACCAAGCATAACTGAGCCAGATTCATTTCTTGCAGATGCAGTTAGAGCATTAGTCTTATAATAGTTTGTATAGCCATCAGCCTTTTGCCCCCATCGTATGTATCTATCGTCGTGAATGTAAACATCACCCCAACGAGTATTCGGGTGACCCAAGGTCATGTCTTGTGCAGCGAAGCTGCCACCACTAACCGATGTGAGGTTTATCGGAAAAGGGTAAATTGAACCATACACGCCAATGCCGCGATTAACTCCGTATCGGTTATCTTGCCCAGCATTCGCCCAGCTACCTACTAAAAGAGTATTAAATACATCTGCTGCATAATTGTCATTGTTTGCATCGTACAGTGGACTGGTGTTATGGATAATTGGATACTTGGATCCTGATTCGTTTGCTAAAGAAGAGCTATAAACCGAGTGATACTTATAATCTTTATCTATGTTCGCCTCTAGAGTGCCGATTCTAAATAAAGTAGAATGCCTTCGAAGGTCCGTGTCTGCAATTAAATGAACTGCATCATAATTGCTCAATGTGTATTCACTAGCAGAACCAGTATTTGATCCGGTCAATACCGGTATCTCTGCTCTAAATTGAATTTGCCCAGTTCTATACCTTGAATTTGAATGTTTCCTGTTTAAAAAGAAGATGTGTTCTGATGCTGGGACATCGTTCAAGTTTCTTAGGTCAATGGCAGGGTTTGAAAAAGGAAGAGCATTCTTATTACTCATTATTATTTCTGGTGCGGGTTCTGTTGTCGGGCTTCCACTTGTTCCATCTGAACCTGTGAGCGAAGACATAACAATTCGACCGGCACCTTCTAAAAACAATCCATGATTATCGTACGATGATGAAATGATAACCGATCCGACGAATTTACCATCTTGAATGGTTAGTTCGCTCTCTGGTGCGACATCATCATCCAAATCTGTTCTTGGAAACTTTAATGGGGCAAATATATTAATAGGAGATGCACCAAAGATTCCACCCTGCAAAGATACTGGATCGTTAAAAACAGCGGAACCAGAAACTACAAGGGCTGGGTTTCTTGCTCTCACAAAACTCACGTCGGCTGGATCGGCTGCGTTCAACAAGCCCCTATGTACGGCATTAGATGATGTTAGGTAGGTTGATCCGCTAAGATAAATCAAAGCAGAGTCAGAAGCACCAGTTACGAATGTTGTTCCGACAAGAGTATGAATGTCGTCTGTTGAATCTCCAAATGAAGTAGATCCTGTGGAGGAAATGTTGACAATATTTCTGTTTGTAACATCAACGATCAGTTCATTAGCATAGATTGAACCAGATACTTGCAAAGATCCGCTTAGAGTCAAGGTGTCTAATGATTCATCGTAGACAAGCTTTTGTGAACCAGAGAGTGCCCCAGCTCCGTCGTTATATTGTACAGACCCACCAACACCTTTTGCAAGTTTGCCTTTTACATTAGCCCATCCAAATTCCGCCATTACTCATCTACCCCTGATCCTGTGTGTTGATACATTTTACTAACTGAAATATTAGTCAGATCTGCGGACAAGCTAAAGTCGCAATCACCACCATCAGCTGATAAATAAATTTCTTTTGATTTTATGTTCATCTCTATTGTTTCATCTGCGGAGGATAGTTCCCAATAATGCCTATTGTTGGCAACATTTGGAAGAGAACCGGTTGATCTAAAGTGAACTCTTAAATTCCCACCAGCAGAACCACCTGAAGTGTCTGTTCTGGCTGTGAATGTTTCATTTGCAGAAAAAGTTAGAATCTTGTTATTACCACCAGTTCCATTTGCAGTAGCAGTTATTCCAATGACCGAGCTATTGGCATTTGGAGTTGCGATATTGAATGTTCCAAAGTTTGTCGTTGTGTTGAAAGCATTTGTAACAGCAGTGTAGAACTCTGATTGTGTATGTCTCTCAATTGGAATACCTTGTACAACGGTGACATTGGCGGCAAAGTTTGCCGCTCCTGTTAAAGTGGTGCCTTCATTGGAATTATAACTTGTACCTTCGGTATCACCAGCGGACTGAAAGCCGGATGAGCTTGAATCAAATCTCCACCAATCAACCAAATTGGCAGCCATCGATGAGTTTTGTGCTAATTTAACAGATCCACTATTGTATAGTTCATTTGCTTCTGTGGCACTCAATTGCTTATTCCAAATGCCAAAAGTTTGTAAATAGCCATTTAGTTCTTGAGGTGCAACAGCAGGATCCGCTTCTGCGTCTCCGATGAACAGGTGTTCGTCAAAGTCACACATATCAGTGACATGTACGCCCATTTGAGTAGAAGAGCCAAACTGCGTTCCATCTCTATATAAAGTATAGGTTGCTCGATGAGATACTCCGTCACATGTAATAACAAAATGACGAAACTCATTGTTTGGAATAGCATTGGAAAAAGAAACATTATCAGCACCAGCGGAAGCTTTATTGGGTTGCCACAGAACTAAAGTGTTTCCTTGTGCAGTTGCCAATACGGTAAACTGTAGATTTGAGCTATCTCCTATGTCTTCAGTACTTCCAAATTTAAAAATAGTTGAATTGGAGTCTCCCGTTGGTTGTTTGTTCAGCCAAAACGATACAGACCATGGGTTCCCATCGTTTGGAACAAAAGATCTTGCTGTCCCATAATTATCCGCTTTTAAGTATATATCATTAACGTCACTTGGGTTTGGAAAATTTAAAGCACTCCCTGTTTGTTCATAGGTTTTGATCTCGTTTGTTCCAAAAGACCCCGTGCCTTCGTAGTTGACCGTAAAGGTTGTTCCGTCAAGCTCGAAGGTATCACCATGGTGATCAGATTCCAAAGTACCAGCAGTTGTGTATGTAGGGCTAGCAGATGCGGTTGGATAAGCAGCAGTTACATCACCGGTAGCCTTTGCACCGGCATTATCCAACTTTACTGAAATGTTGTTAGATGCTTCGGAAAAGTTAATTTGCAATTCATTTCCGTCTGTAACAGTTGAAGCAGTAAGAAAGGGTTTACCAGCAACCTGATAAGACCCTACATTCCTCAATCCCGCTGTATATTTAAAATCACTGCTCATCTCTACTCCGTTATACCACTACCAGTTAGATTAAACATGCGACTAGCTGGAATGTGTGTTAACGAAGCGTATAAAGTGTATGTAGTTCCTGTGGCTGAGCCTGTAAGAAAAACTTCTTTGCACTTCACTTTAAAAGTATGCTGTTCACCAGCGGCAATTTTAAATCTATTGTTTTCTGTGCTTCCTGTGTGGAAGAATACATACAAATCTTGAGAACCATGTCTATTCAAGACAACAAGCTCTTTTGTAACTTCTGGGAAGCTTAAATCTGTCCGAGCAACCGCAGTTGAGCCGGTAGCACAAAATGGCCGACCAGCAACTTGATAGGAACCTACATTATAAAGTCCGACTCCGTATATATTATTAGACATTAAACTCCCCCCAAGCCATCAAAAGAATACATTCTACCAACTGGTATGTTTGTAACCTCAGCAAAAATCTGAACCCCTGTCTGTGATGAGGCAGATATATAAAGGAGTGTACATTTGACATCTAAATCAATTTTCGTATTAGATGGAAGAATCAACTTATTGACAGAAGAACCAGAAAAATAAAGATAAGCATCATTTGATCCGGTATTCTGTACCAATATTCTTTTCGTCACATAAGGAAAGCTAAATTGCTTTTCCTCATCAGTTAACGTAGAGGCGGTCAAATAAGGAGACCCCGCTACTTGATAGGAACCAACGTTCCGTATACCTACACTATAAATGTTATTAGCCATGTTTAATCCAAAATACTAAATAAATAGTTTATTTCCTCTGTTTTGCTAGTTGTTTCTTGTGACGACGTATTGCGCGTGCCTTTGCTCTCCGTTTCTTTTCAGAAGGTTTTGTGAAGTGCCTTCTATCCTTGGCTTCATCAATTATGCCAAGTTTTTTACATTTTTTGATAAATCTCTTGATAACTCTTTCTATGTTATCCTTTCTTCTGACTTTTACTGAATAATTTGTACCCATTATTTACCTGCCATCTTTGACCAAATAGCCGAGGACTTACCCATAACTGTGCTGATGTCAATACCAGCGTCCTTGGGATCCGTGTCTGCTAAGGGTCCGTGTTTTGTTTCTGTTTGAGCAGGTGCAGGAGTAGTTCCTTCAAAAAGATTAATGCCGTTATAGGCATCGGCCCCAACGGCTTCCATTATCTTTTTTCTTTTTTCTTGAAGCCTTTCTCTTGCTTGATCATCTGTTTCATACTGTGGCTTTTGTTTTGTTGGGAACGTTTGTTTGGTCTCTACAATTGGTTGACCCATTCCCTTAACCACTTCCGAAACAACAGAAGAAAGAGCACCTTCCTCAAAAATTACTTCTCGGATACACTCTTTAATCAATGGTTTTAAAACTTGCTTTAATTCTTGCTTATTCATTAGTCCCTCAGAATCTTATTAAATAGGTTATCAATTTGGTTTTCTTTGTTTTCTCTCATCTTGACCTTGAAGGCATCAGAGCCAAACATTTCTTTTTTATCATCCGGATATACAAACGCATTAGGGGTTGACGGTTCTGAGACGATGTCAAAGCAAATTAATTGGAAATCTTCATTAACTGTTATAATTCCATCATATCCTTCGTTTACAGATCCAAGTCCTCGCGAAGAGATACCCAGCTTTACGCCGGCATTAATTAAATCCTTAAGAATACGACCAGAGGGGGTATCAAGAACTTTGATTTTACCCATTACATCATCACCGTTCCACCAGCACTCTACAATTATGTGTGAAACATTCTTAAGATTAATTACTGAATCTTCTGGGTGGTCCAATTCACCGGTGGCTCTATTGTCGGCCACTACTCTTTGATAGTTTTTAATTTCTTTCTCGAGAACTGGTCTTGGATAGACTCGTCCATTACCATTCTTCTTACCAGCAGTTTGAATGCGACCGGTAAGATAGACGACGCCTTCTTCAACGACTTCTCGTTTTTGTCTTTCGCTAAGCATGTCTAGGCAGCGTCCGTTTGGACATAGCTCAAAAAATTCTGTTAATAATTGTTTACTCATTTAAATCTCCAAATATACGGGCGCTACCCGTTTGAGTCAGCTTCCTGAACAGCAACGACGAACTGGTTGTAACATCCATTTTTTCATCATAACTTACTCCTTTGTGTTGTTGAGCATTCACAAGTTGTTTTGTTTCCTTGAATCTTTAAACCTTCATCGTTAAGTATCATAGATAAAAAATACGAAGTACCCGAAGAAATCCAGCCGCAAACAAACATGTTGCCTATATTATAATCAAATGTAAATAGTTCTGTAAATCCGTTTATGAAGAACAAAAACATCCCAACCCAAAAGCCCATACACATTGAACAATTGGCCATGTATCCAATAAGACCCCACTGATCTCTATTGGGTCTTATCTTTTCAAAGACTTTCGAATAGACCAAAATTTGTGTTAATCCATAAGCTGCCAAGACAAACCAAATTAAATCAGAATTTATTTCAATAAGATTTACAGTCATTAGTATGTAAATCGTCCATAGAAATATGGAGAAAACAATCCTTTTTGATTGATGGAGCCTTTTTCGTCTTGATGAGGAACTTCGCCAAGCTCGGTTGAATGCTCTGCATCTGGGTCAAGAAAGGCATCATTCATCATTTCGTCATGCCCCTTTACTGCTTCTGTGTACGGTTTTTCTGCTTGGAGCCATTGGTAGACTTGATAAATTGTCATTTTAATTGGATCACGATCAGAAGAATTTTGTATCTTTCCCTCTAAAGATCCATACACATTGCCTCCTTGTATGGAGTCATATTCTATAATGCCGGCAACTTTCAAATGCTCCATCAGACGAGCTTCTGCTCCGTAGACTATTTCGGACATCAAGTCCTTGGCAAAAGCAACAACTTTTTTCTTATCCTTCATTATAACAATATCGATCTCTTTATGCTCAAAGATCATCAGGTCTCCGTTAAGAGCGCGTCTCATATTCATCTCAAGCTCTATCGTTTCTTTATTTGGATTTACTATTCGCACTCCAACGGTTGGCACAACATCTATGTCGGTAGTTGTATCTATTTCATTTCCAAAGTCTGAGGGTGTTATTGTTATTTTCATTTCTTGATCTCCGCAATCAAATCTTGAATGTAAAACACTTCTTTAACAATCTGTTCTGTTAAGGGAACATTCGCATATGACTCTAGCTTTGTTTTAATTTCCTGAAGTCTGTCCGTATACGGAGAATCTGTTAATGAGTCAATCTCTTCTTTAATTCTTCCCAACTCTTCATTCATAAACGCTTTAAGTCCCAATCCATTATCTGAAAACGATGTAATATAATTGGTCAACAGGCTTCTTTGTTCGTTGCGCAAAGTGTGTTGATACGTTTCATTGAACTTGTTAACAAATGTATTATAAGTGAGCTTATCCAAGTGAAGCATTTTGTCTTCTTTTAGTTCTTTTTCTTCAACCATTACAAGTATTTTCACCTTGTCTTCTAGCATTAGTCTATTCTTAGCAGCAACAGAAGAGGAGTTGAAAAATTGCCCAATTGTCGCAAGATTACGATAGTTCTGCACAAAGTTTCCAAAAACATCAGAACCAAGTGTTTCATTTATTTGTTTAATAAGAATAGTCTGTTGATTGAAGATTTCTTTTCGATCTAACGATTCCCAATCTTTTTTAACTTCAACAATAAATCTTGCAGCAAAATCTGTTTTTAAATTTTTAGTTTCCAAGAGCTGCTTGTAGGTCTGGAGATCGTTATATAGTGGCGTACCTTTTGCAAAGTTCTCTTTAATGATGCTTATTATAGCATCTTTTTTAACCTCATCTTTACGTACAATGGCTCTTGTTGTCTCTTTGATTAGACATTCGTAAAGAAAAGCGGTATTTCTTTTCTTATTGTGTTTCATGTTTTTTGTCCTTGTTAAATAATCCTGCTAACAGAGATTGAACCTCTGCGTTTGTTTTAAATAGCTTCTCTTCATCCAATGCGTCATGTTTTTCTTTTGCCTCAACCATACCCTTTGCAATTGAGTCTAGTCCTCCAAAACCAGTTTTACCAGCCCATGTGGTTCTGTCTGTTCCGGTTTCTGGTGTAGCTAGGCTTTTATAATTTTTAATTCTTCCGCCCTTGTCATAAGAACGTTGATGTCTCTTATAAGGACCTCTCTTTCCGTCGTCTCTCTTGGCTGCTGGTTCGGCCAAAAGATCCTCATCGGGAGCTTCTTCAGTTTCTGGTGCTTCGAAATCATCAGTTAAATCCCCAAGGTCCTCATCTCCGCCTCGATCTCCGCCCAAATCTCCGAGACCACCAGAATCTTCCGGTGGAGCTTCGCCATTAGCAGCGGATTCAAGCTTAGCAGCATATTTCTTATCAAAATACATTTCTCGTTGGTTTCTAAGGAACTCGTCTTCCGACATTCCCAGAAGGTGTTCTGATACCCATCTTTTTGAGAAATACCCTTCTGTTGCGGAAGCTGCGATGTCAAACCTAGCCTTCCAGTGTTCAATTTCTTGCAACTCAGCAATCTTTGAAGGATTATTTAACTGTAGTTTAAAAGACAGTAAATCATCATCACGATAGCCCAAAGTGTAAAGATGTATTATTCCAACCTTTTCTAGCTCTGAGATGATAACTCTTTGAAGCCTTTGAATGGTTCTGGCGAAGCGAATGTCTTTCTGTGCAAGAGTAGCCTTGTCTTCTGATGCTCCGTCGCCCATGGTAAGGTATGATTGCGGAATTTTAAGTGCTGCAAAGAGTTTGTCTCTAAGATATTTAACATCGTCTATCTGTCCTGTGAACTGGCCACCAGCAAGATTCTGTATGTCCGTCGCAGTTTGCCCTCTTACAGGGATATAATAATCCTCTTCAATTGACAGAGGGTTGTAACGCAAATCTACCTTACCAGTTGTAGGATCAACCACTTGGTGACGCTTCATTTGGGTCATGACTTTTTGCATGTATTGTTCTACATCTTGTGGGGGTATCCCTCCAACATCGATCTTAAATACACGACGTTCGGGTGCACGAACAATACGATAAGCCATCATTGCATCTTCTAATAGAATCAGTTGTCGATAAATACGTCTAGACGCCTCTAATACTGAGGTTCCGTACGGAGCATGTTTGTCGTTTCCTAGAATACGAAAGTGTGCGATCTGCCAATTTTCCAAAGTAAGACCGGCTGTATTCCATTGAAATTGAACATAGTTGGCATTGGTTTCGTCCTCACCTTCAAGTCTCTCTATTTCCTGTGGAGGTAGGCCGATGGCGTTTCTAATACCCAGATTTTCATCAATGTCTAAATAGAGAAAGAAATCTCCATACTTACACATAGTACGCGACCATCCAAATAGATTGTGCTCGATGTTTAAGATATTGTGATAAAGATTTGCAAGTACATGCTTGATTTCTTCATTTGCACACTTAACGCGAAGCATCGGGCGTATTTCCGTATGTGTTGTCATCTCATCTGCGTAGATATCTAGTGATGAAGCAATTTCCGGTACGTATTCCATTTCATCAAAGTCTATGTATCTCTCAGCTCGATTTCTGTTTGAGATCATGTTTAGAGTTATTGAGTTTATGGGGTTGTTTTCCCACTTCTTGAATTGCCGACCAGAGGTGGACTTGAAGTTGCTAGAATACATGTCAAGATGCTTCCGACGTAACTGTCGTCCTGTCTGTGTTCTTCTTTGTGTAATCGGGCCGGAAAATAATCTTGTTAAAGATTTAAAAAGTCCGGATTCCGGATTATAAGGTGATTTTTTGTTTTTGGCCATAAGAGTTCCTTTCCTTTGTAAATAGTTGTATTATAGCATAAAAAGATGCTTTTGTCAACTAGCCTTTAAAAATCCAAGGGAAATCTTTAACGATCTCTATTTCTTTTTCATACTTTTCATCAAAGGTTTCTCTTTTATCATACTCTTTCATTCCTTTGATAGCCGTATTTAATGTTTTTGAAGAGCAATACATAGAGTCAAGCATGGCCTTTTGATATTGAACTTCCTTCTGTGAGACCTCTAAAGCAGTATCTCTAACCCAACAAGCAATTGCCAAAGACATTATTAAATCATCATGATAGCTTCTCATTGCCTGCGGCTTCCCATTATTCCAAATGAATGTCTTAACCTCTGAGAATAGCCTTTGAGACCTCGGTCTTATTAGCTTATTTCTTATGTATTCTTCGAGCTTAGCCACAATAAGAGGTCTTGTTTTTGATGAAGTGGTAAAGCCCATAACCGCTTGGTCGTTGTATTCTCCCTCAACAGGGTCTACATATTTATGTGTCGATTTGATCGAATAATAAAGATTGGGATAATCTAAGTCGCGAAGCTTTTCTAAAACAGAAATACCAATACCAACATTCTCAACAACCAACAAACAAGTGCCGTATTCTCTTCCAGCATCATTCAGAATCCTTGAATAGTGGTCTAAGCTTGGCTTACCCTGATACTCGGCTGCGATTTGCATTGTATCTGTTCTCAGCACATGAAAAACAGAAGAGTCGGCACCATCTCCACGAGCAACATCTGCCACTAAAAGATAAGGCGCTCCTTCTTGATACTTTTCCCAAATCCAAAGGTTACGATCAAAACCAGTTCTATACTGTGGTTCTTCTATAAGATTAATAAGCCATCCAATGTCATCCGGATGAATCACAGTGTCACCAGATGTATTAAAATTACATTCAAGCTCTTGAGCAATCTGTCGTCGCGACATATTCTTGGTCTCTTTCTCAAACCATGCTTGATCTCTTTCTGGATGCACATCCCATGGGAGCTTTACCGGATGAAATTCATTATCACCACTCTCGGCATCAACATAAGTTCTGTGGAACCAGTTTCCAACACCCAGAGGTGTCGACAAGGCAATACAACGACCACCAGTCGACAGAGTGGGATAGAGTCCTGCCCAGAGGTCATCAAGCCCTTCAACGTGTGCTGCCTCGTCTATAATGAGCAAAGATAGAGCTTCCGAACGACCAGCGTCTGCTGATGTTCCCACTGCTTTGATGGTTGAGCCATTTGATAATTCAAAAGATGTTCTGTTGTCAATGCTGATCTTTGCGACTTGCATCCAAGGCGGGAGGTTCTTCATAACCTGCTTTACTTTTTTAACCAAGTTGGCTGCTGTTGAGAACTTTGTGGCCATTACGAGAATATTCTTCTCTTTGTGAAATAGCATAAACCAAACAGCATAAGCAGCCGAAATCGTTGAGATTCCAAGCTGCCTGCCTTTTAAAATAACATTAAAACGATAATCGTTAAAGTCATTTATTAGATCGTCCTGATACGGGTAAGTATTAAAAGGGATAAGACCCTTAAGTGGGTGTGAAATCCTACAATAATTATTAATAAAATATGTTGGATCTTTTCCCGACTTAACGATCTCTTTTACGATCTCTTGTTTTGTTAACTTAAGAGTCATGTGCCCCTATGATTGGTAATTCCTTTGCCTATGGCGATAACTCTATAAGTATTAACGAAGCTCGTTAACGTCATAACCAGCATTGGTTAATGACTGGATAATGATACCGGCAAGCTCGTCATCAGTTAATCCATCGCTGAAAGGCTTGGCTCGTAGGTTTGCTATAAACTGCTCAAGAGCGCCAATTTTTTCGAATTCTGCTGTTGTATCCTTTTTGGGAGGAGTGAGTTCACTGGCGTCTATGGTATCCATTTCTTCCTTGATGATCTGTATTTCTTCTTTAATAATTTGCTTAAGTGTTTCTCTTGTTAATTTCATTTCGACTGTCTCCTTATTTACGTGTGTCGTTGCTCGGTCTTTTGTCCGAAAATTGAGATAAAAACTTTCTTGTTGTCTCTCTAGTCTTATCGATAGAAGGTTCCAAAATAGGCAAGGATTCTACACCAGAGATTGTATAATGCTGGTATGCTTGTACGAACGAGCGAACTCGTGATGTTGACTGTACAAGAATCTGTGGTTCGCCTTTTGACTTTAAAGTAACTGATTTACCAGTAATCGCTCTATATTCTTTTTGCAAGAAGTTCTTAATTTCATTAAGTTGTTGTTCCATCATTGATTCGAAGTCATTGGCATAAACCTCGCGAAGTTGAACATCAGCTTGATACTTAATACAAATTGAATCTCCGGAAAAACTCACAGAGAAGCCATCCATAACACGAGAGTCGATAATAGGACAACCCTCTTCTCTTTTAAGACCAACGGCCTTGGCCTCTCCATCTCTTACGAACCTTTCATCGTGGGCTCCATCATATACATTAGCAGCCGCTTGAGCTAATCCTTGAATAATTTCTAGTGTTGTTGAACTCATTTATTTGGTCTCCATCCTTTTTTCCATCGTTCCTCACGATCTTCAACCCATTGTATGTAACACTTCTCACAACAATCAAACTTGGACATGTAAACGTCATCATTGGACTTAAATGAATATGTGTTGCAAACCGGACAGGATCTAGACGATTCTTTATTAAGTAGTTTTTTATTTATAAAAACTCCATTGATTTCCTGCTCTTCGGATTCCAATTCGTTTCTTTCACGGTATAAGTCTTTTAATTGAGCGAGATACTCTCGCTCCTTTTCATCAGTCCATTCTGCTTTTGGATTCTGTATTGTTTCTTCACCGTATTTCTTGGCTATAGCTTGTTCTATCTTTACAATCTTATTAGGATCTTTCTTCACTGCACCGCCTGAGCTATCGCTATCGTAGTAGCTACACCACTAATTAGTCCCAAAGAAAACCAAAATCGCTGTTTTGGAGGAGTTTTTAAGGTTTCTAATTCTTCTATTCTTGTTTTCTGTTCGGTTATTTTTATCTCCAACAGATCAACATTGAACCTGTGGTCGTTCTTTAATCTTCTTATCTCTTCATTCTTTTCCGCTTCTAATAGTGAAAGCTGATACTGGCTTTCAATTTGACACTCTTTTGGGCCATTGACCAGTTGTTCGGTTATTAAATCTATTGCTGCTTCATTCATAAGGCGACCATTAAATGGAGCAACATCCCCTTGGTATAGAAATGTATACTCGGGACTCAATGCAATTGCAACCGATGTTAATAAAATAAAAATCATTTTTTCTCTATCCCTAAATCTCTGAATACTTGGTCGGCATCTATGTCTGTTTCCAAACGAGCCAGATCCTTTTCTCTCTTTTCTTCAATCTTTTTTATATCTTCTTTCGTCTTATTATCAATCTTCTTATCTCGCTTGGCCCTCTCTCTAGCTGCTAGCTCTATCTCTTCCGATTCTTTTTTGTATTGATCTTTTGCTATTGTTGCTTGAGCGAGTAAGGTTGAAGAGTCTCTCTTGCCCAATGCATAGGCCAAACAGAATAAGCCCACCAGAACCAACCAGTTCCAGTGAGCTTTAATCCATGCTTTAGCTTTTGCTAAACTAACCACCATGACGCCACATCTTGGCAAAGTCAACGGCGGTTTGTCCGCCAATATAAATCATTGCAATCATTCCCCAAGTCTCTGGATCTAAATGAGCCGAAGCAAGGAGGCCGGTTGCGCAAATAAAAACAAGAAGCTTACGAGAGATGATTTTCTCCTGTACGATGTCGAGCATACCCTTATTCGGGTTGTTAAGCTGAAGTTCTTTTTGAAAATCAACGTTAGCTAGCTTTTCTTGTCCTTGTTCTATGATATTCTCATTGAGAGATTCAAGTATTTGTTCTTTGTCCATGTTACACCTTTACGTTAGCGTAGCCTCCAACCTTGTCTATATCAATTGTGGCTACATCAATTATAAATAGTAATCTGTTCTAATAATTTGTTTTGCCATATTTTATCCTCTTTATTGTCGATAAGGAGACGCTATATTTTTCTGCTATCTGTTTGTTTGTTAGCTCTTTTTTATTAAAATCTTCTCTTATTTCTTTTACTTGACTTGGTGTAAGACGAGAGTTTGGATTTTTATGACCAACTCTTAGTTTTGCAAGGTTGCTGAGTTTTTTCTTTGTTTTTTCTGATGGTGGTTGGTGGGCAACTTTTGGAGCCTGCCCTTTCTTGGCTTCGCTCATTTTTTGTCTTGTCTCTATTGATTTGGGCTTTCATAAATAGGAGGGTCGTCATAAAGTGGTTCGCTTAAATATTGATTTTTGCAAAACCACCAACCTTGTCTATGTCAATTGTCATATCAACACAATCTTTCAAAGCATCTAGATGAGAGATAATTAAAACAGTTTTAAACTTAGTCTTGATCATTTCCATTAAACGAATAAAACCTTCCATATGCTCTTGATCTAGTGCTGTTGCTGGTTCATCCATAATAAACATCGTTGATTTTGGTAAGTTCGTAATAGAAATCAGGGCCAATCTGATCGCCATCGCAGCAATCGTCTTCTCGGCACCAGAACCCATAGATAAAGGTCTAGGCTCAAATTTTGGATGTTTAATAAGAATATCAAGGCTCTTTCCATTATTTTCAAAGAGAATTTCAAAGTCAACAATGTTAGCAAGGCACTTCTGGATCTCTTCGTTTATTATTGGCAACTTCTGCTTAATAACCTCGTAAGCGATTCCATTTGGATGCATGCATCTCATAAAAAGATCATATGCTATCCATTCCCTTTCAAGCTCTTCCTGTTCTTGTTTTTGTGCTTGTATAGTTTGAACAAACTGCTGAACGGATCCTTGTTCAATAAGAAAGCCTTGAACTTTTTTACCACACCTATCCATCTTGCCCTTATATTCTTCTACCTTGGCCCTGACGGCACGCTGTTCACCAAGCAAAGTTGAAAGATTTTCAATAACATGTTTGTTTTCTTCATACTCCTCAACTTTGTTTTCATGAGTGCAGATTTCATTCCTTAATAATTCTATTTTAGAATCAGTCGCTTCAATCTTCACTTTAGCCTGCTCGGCTTCGGAAAACATTCTGTGCTTCTTTTGTCTTAGATCTTGAATTTTTTGAAGATCTCTTTTTATCTGTTCTATGCCGACATTATCTATTTTATAATCTAAATCTTCAATTAGGTGCCGTAAGTCGTTAATTTCACCCTGAACTTGGGGCAATTGTTCTACTGCTTTATTGGCATCTTTAACAAACTTATTCTCACAACAAAACTTACAGTCTGGATCATACTCGTGGTTCTCTAACATGTGAATCTTTTTTGTAGCATTAACATACTTTACTTCTTTTGATTTAAGTTTTGAAGATAGCTCGCTTCGTTCACCGGTCCAAATACTCCAGTTGTTTTCTAAAGTCTCCAGACGATCTTGTGACAAAGACCCCAAAAATGCATCAATTTCTTCCACAATTTCACTATTTTTCTCTATAAGATCTTTTAGTGCTACAATCTCACCTTTGCAACGATCTATGTCGTTATTCTTTAAGATTATAAGGTCTTTTACTGCTGTAATGTCAATTATTTCAGTCGGACGAGAATTTAGTTCTTCCTCTATCTTTGTAAGCTCTAAAACCAACTCATCATGCCTAGCTGTGAATTTACAGCACAGCTCTTGCTGCTTTTGAATGTCTTCTTTGATTTCCTCAAGCTCTTCTTGCTTTGCAACCAATTGTCCGGAATAATTCTTGGATTTCATCTTTTTGATAAGAGCAGCGATATCAGAGCCGGCACCTTTGGCTAATTTGAACTTTTTATCAAACAAATCTAAATCTAAGAACTTTGCAAGTATCTCTTTGCGTTTTGTTGATCCTTCCTTGATAAAAGAAAGAGAATCAAGCTGAGATGCCATAGAAGTAATCATGAAATCATCAATAGATCCAATTACTTTGCGAATGTTCGCATCAGTATCAGTCTTGGAGTCTCCGTTGCAAGATTCGTTGATTGTGAGATTGGTGAAATCTAAATCGCCTTTCGCATCTACTACTTTTTTTCCTCGGAGGGTTTTGTTAACCTTGTTAAGATTCCTTGAAACTTTATAATCCTGACCTCCTGCATTGAAGACCAAGTTGATAGATGCTTGATCTTTGTTTTGATTAATGATGTGAACGTTCTTTCTTTCACCTTTAGAGGTGGTATTATAAAGACCGAAAAGTAAAGAATCAATAATAGAAGATTTACCGCTATAGTTTTTACCAAAGATACCGACAATCCCAGAGACTTTTGCAAAATCCACTGAATTGTTTGGCCCATAATTAAATAAATTGTTAAAGCGCATCTCTTTAATGTTCCAAATAACATTTCTACTGACTTGTTCATTCCTTTCTGCCTCCATGTTAAACTTTGAATTTAAGTCCAAGATCTCTTTCACAATCTCTGCTTCCAAATTAAAATCTTTTAGATATTCTCTAATCCACTTCTCTTGTACAGCTAAGTCACGAAGGTTCTCTATTTTATTAGAACCACTCATTGAGTCCATAGAAGAGCCCTCCGATTTATTGACGAAGGAAACAGAATAAGTACTATATTTTGATTTACAATACTCTGTTACCATTCTTATCTTGTTAGAAGGAAGATTAGTGGTAGCAATAAGCCTCAAGCGACATCCGCGTGGTATGTTTATTCCTTCCGGCAAACCTCCGCTCTCTGTTAAATAGATAGTAATAAATGGCCTTGGGGAGAGAATACCGACGTGCTCAACATTAAAATCATCTTTTCCTCTGATTGTCCAGAGCTTGTAACCCTTTCTACCAGATTCTCCAAAATTCTGCTGGACTGTGGAGCCAGCGTATTGTACTCTTCCTTCTTCATCCAATATTTGTGGTTTATGTATGTCTCCAAGCATAGCATAATCACAATTAGCGAAAATGGAAATGTCGTCGTCTCCATGATCCATTGCCCAGCCAGTTGCTGTCTTTGAGCCCATTACAGCACCATGATAGAGTCCAATGTTGACTCTGGACTGATCTGTGGGCTCAATCCAATTGTCTCGGTCAAAAATTGACTTAACATTGAATGTAAGGTTGCCATTGAAGTTATACTCACCTGAATCTTTTAATAAGTGAAGGTTTGCGTGCTTCAGAGCAGTGACAATCGGAGTTACCGCATCTTCTCGTGCAGAGTTCTTTAAATTTCCGTCGTGGTTGCCCAATATAATATAAGTGGGAGCAATCTCGGCAAGATTGTAGAGAAACTCTGTTGCGAGTGCGAAATACTCTGGCGATAGTTGTGTCTTTGTATGTGCTAAGTCACCGCAATGAACAATGGCATCAACTCCTTGATCCCGAAGTTTTTGGTATATTTTGCGAAATACAACCCTGTATTCATCATGAAATTTTAGATTCCTGATGTGGGTGTCAGCTACGTGTGCAATTTTATAAGTCATAAATCCTCCTATACTATTTTTTGCATCATTTTTTGAAAAAAGTAATAATCCGAGTCAATGGTCTCGGCATTTTGGAAAGCTAAAGAAAACTCACCTGAAGACATTGATCCAATATCGTCAACAGATGAAGTATCAATCTTGAAAACCTCCATATCGTATTGTAACATGTTCTTGATCATGTGTCCAGCTTTTTTCTCTGCATCATTATCAAGACCGATGTAAACCGGTGTGTCGTTAAGAGATAGTGCTTGGAATAATTTTGAATTCGGTCTCATAGTTGATCCCAAAATCGGAATGGCCTGTGTTCCTGCTACAACAGCATCAAACGCACCTTCTACTAAAATCACAGGCTCGTCCCAGTCAACCATAAGCTCATTAAAGATTATGTCTCTTGAGGCTTGTGGGTTTAGGTATTTCCTTCCATGGCCAACATAAGAGCGAGCAATGAAATAGTTTGGATCTCCATTTCTGTTGAACGAAGGAATAATTATTCTGCCTCCGTATCTTCCGCTTGGGCAATAGCCAATCTTCCACATAAGAATTTGATCCTTGGTTATGTTGCGAGACTCTAGGTACTCTAAAGCACGCTTTGATGATAAAGGAAGCCGCTTGTTACAAAGAGATACCATCTCTTCTGGTAGTTCAACGACTTGGTCTTCTTCAATCTCTTGTAGGCCGTCAAAGATCTTTTCAAACTCTGATAGGTCTAGGCGACCATCTAATTGTAGCCACTTTTGCCTTTGGTTGTAGCTTCCAAATTTACGAACAATTCTGTATATGTTCTTGCCACGAGTATCACAAACCCAACACTTAAATGCTCCAATTCCAAAATTGACAGACATTTTCTTTTTGTGGTGATTGCAAAACGGACAAGAATAAAGATGTTCGTTTCCCTTTCTGATAAAGTGGCCGAGAATGTCGGTCAATATCTTCCTCTTTTCTTCCATGTTACCTCCGATAATAAGATTATAACACGTTGGAAAAGTTTGTCAAATTGTTTCTTGATTTAATTTTAAACCGGCATTCGCTATCACTATCGCATCAGCTTTATCATCGGTTCCGGGCTTTGGATTGCCATGTCTGGTATACTCAACTATAAAATCTTTAGGATATTTCGCTTCAACCCACTCAATAACCTTCGTCTTGGCTTTTTGACCTCTTGGTATTTTGAGACCGACCAATCCCCGCGCTTTATTCGCCGGTATGAGTACTGAAGCGCTCCCAAATAGATTATAGGTGATATAGCAGCACATACCATTAAAGCGTTGAAGCTTAGCCATAGTGACCGCCGTTGTCTTTCCTCCGGAGAAGGCCATGAATGGCTGTTCGACGAATACGTGTTTAATGACATACTTGCTCCTTATTTCTTTAATGCGTGTCTCAAAAATCTCGGCTCTTGTTTCAAGAGGATCCGAAGACTTCATTTTTATTTCCTCACAAGTGATGAGGTTTGATTGGTCGTCAATAATTGCGATTCCAATTCTGCTTGTACTAATGTCTAATCCTAAAATCATAATAACTTATTATAACATGGTTTATTCTACAAGTCAAGCTTTAATTTAAAAATAAATTGACGATCTTCTGTTTTTCTCACAGGAGTCGCTACTTTAGCAAATCCAATAAGATTTTTATCTTCATCGTATAAAGCAACTTTAGAAATATAAGTTTCTTTTTGTAAAGTGGGAGTTGAATTCTGTAATACTGTATGCGTTATGTTCTTTGGAGGAACTTTTGATTCTATAAAAGAAACCGAGGATGTCAGAGCAACAGCATTGTTTGGATGACTTTGATCTTTGTATGTTGGGTTATTAGAATAATTTAGCTCTCCGTAGTTTGCATGAGCTAACATAGTCATGGTATTTGTATGTGTAACACCTTGATACGACAGATTAAAAGAGGCAGATGGTAAGTTCGCATACCCTGAGATGTCTTGATGTAAGCCATCAGCAAATTGTGTCCAGTTATCCCCTGTTCCGTTTGAACCAGAATAAGTTATTCCGGATGCTCCAAGAGCCCAAGAACCTGTCAAAAGCAAAACACCTTCCTTGTAGAGAACTGTTCCTGCAACAGAGCCTGAGCCTGTAGAACCTGCTGGTCCTGTTTGGATAAGCTCTCCGGTATAATTCTCATCTTTTAAAGTTCCGACTAAAGTTCCGGAAACATAATAATCTAGCTGAACTGTTCCTTTCTTAATTCTTTCTCCATAGAAAATTGAAGGTATGTTAATCAAAGAGCAGATCTGTTCAGACTTATCACCCAGAGATGATGAGTATGCATAGTGTGGTGAGAACAGATTGTAGTGTTGAAAAGAGTTTCTTAGTGATTCTACTCTTGTTCTTGCAGAACTTAAGGCATAGTAATCACGAAAGATGGAACCAGAAAAATCATAAGAACCGGTTACATCTTCTCCATCATAGTTATATTTTACATTGAACTGGGCATCGGTGTAAGACTTAAATGTTTCTTTCAAACCATTCTTGGTTATAAAAGGATAAATTGTCTGTCCGGATACCTTGTCGTTGTTTGTTTGATAAAGAGAAACGAACCCATTCGGCACATCTGCATTTGTGCCTTCTCTGTGTGGGTTGTTATCAAAATAGACTGTTCCGCTATGAATATAGAATGAAAACTCTGGATAAGCTTCAAGAGTGTTGATGAAGATGTCGTCGGGATTGAATTTGTATAAAGCCATAATGCATCTTAGTAATCTAGTCTTGCGCGAATTGTGAATTCAGTGCTTGGAGTCTTCTTCAAAGGCTCAGAGAGCTTCGCGACAGCCATAAGTTCGTTCTTATCACTATAGAGCCCAATAGTAGTGATGTATGATACTGGTTCATCTGTTGAGTTAGTTTTAACTCTGATTTTAGATGAATCAACATATGTTGGGTTTGTTGAATAGTTGAACTCGTTATGATTGATCCGACAGAAGTAAATTGTTGAGTTAAGCTCTGTTGTGTTGTTGAACTGAATGTTGTCGATTCTTTGTCGAATAGAGTTGGCAGTTGTTTGAACAGTTGAACCGGTTAGCAGATCAGACAGGCTGTTGTTTGCTGCGTTCATGTGACAATCGAATGACAAAAGGCTCTGAAATACTGATGAGGTTAGTACTGCAATGCCTGCTTGATAGAAAAGAAGACCACAGGGAACATTGTCAGTTGGCAAAGGAGTTCCTGTTCCATTACCAGCAAATAATATTCCATACTCGCCAACTGGTGAATTAACAAAATATCCATCTGAGCCGGAGGCATCTGTGACATTTACCGTTGTTGTGAACGGCGTTTCGTCATTTTGTGTTACACCCAAAGACATAGTGAAGGTTCCTTTTTTGATTTCGTCTTTCACAAGTAAACGAGAAAAAGGAAAGAAAACAGCATCACGAATTTTTGTACCACCGGCAAGGACATTACCGTCTTCGTCAAGCTCTAAAATAGAACCATCGGTGTTGTATCCCATAAGAAGTTGAGACATTTGATTATAAATGTTCTCTTTCTTTTGTTTTTGTGAAGTTACACTGGAATAGATAGCAGAATTTGCTCCCACTCCAAATGTAATGTCAAAAATGTGGTTTGCTGATGAACTTAGATACGGATAGTCGTATACAGATTGAAACATCCCGTGTGATGGGTTGTTTATGTTAGCGTCTGCATAGGTTCCGCTCACAATAGTTCCAGTAAGAGGTATTGCCTCATGTAGAAGAGTTCTTGTTGAGACGATATCGTCTTCGTTTAGAATTTTAAATGTACTTGCTGCCATAATGTTATCCTATTTCCTTTATTGAAGTTTAGCGAATCTTACTGGAATGTCAATTGAGCTTCCAATAGTATTTCCGGTGATTCTTATAATTGAATCAATGTGATAAATGTTACTAGTGGTGCCACCTCTGTTCTCTAGAGTGCTGGTTCCGCCTAGTGTTGTAAACAAGTAAGTACTTGTTTGAAGATCCATGGATGCGCCGATTCTAAAAGAAAGGCGACCTCCGCGAGGTCCTGAGATTGGAGACTCATTGGATCTGCTTAGTGCTGTTATGTCTTCGTAACCATTATCACCTTGTGTTACGACATAGTAAGCAATACCATCATCATCGATATAACTTTCATCAAGTGTTTCGCCGTTGGGACCAGTAATTCTACCAAAACGACTATCAATCTGAATAGTGTATTCTGTTTCTACAAGGTCTGGGTCGATGGTACTTCTGGTTGAAATCTGTGTGGTGTCCAAGCCTTGATCTATTGTAATGGTTGATCCGCGATCCAGAGACTCTCCGAACAATACACCTTGTTTTTCATTTCCACTAGAATCTAAACCAATTCCGCTTGTTGTTGAAGCTTCATCATCGTCTTCTGCTGAGCGATCAACCGCTACGATGAAACTATTTGTTTGAGAAGATCTTTGATTAATGGGCTTGATTTCATTTAAATTAAAAACAGGCAAGAACAAAAGCTCTAAATTCTCATATGTTATAAGCTTGGTCTTCATAGAAGCGGCGTTATCAGTAAACGCTTCTAAGATTGGTGTTTGTAGAATTTCTAAATCATAATAAGAAGAACCACTGGCGTGGCTGGGAGTGTATCTGGCATAGTTGATTTCTTCATCTCCTAAAGCAAATTTAGTAATTTTAAAAGATCCGTCGCCTCTAGAGAGCATCTTTCTGCCGTTATCTGTTAGGACTACATCCAAAATGATGTCTCCGCTGTTATTTAAGAATCCCATAAATTTCTCCTTATATCGTTATAAATAGGTTTTTTTTATAAATCTTCGCTTGTTTTATTGGTTACAAGCTTCACTCTTATGTTTAAATCAATTTTTTTGCCTGTATCTGTGGAAGTAATTCTAAATTTAAATGTTTTTCCCCAAATTGGCTCCTCTGCTATACCTAGTGAAACTTTGTCTATTTTTCCTTTCAAACTTGAAGGGTCTAACATCTTTTCTTTTTCTAAATTATAAATTGTATGTAAAGAGCTTGGCACTAATTGTAAAAGTTTTTGAAAAATTAGATTTGACTGTTCTAATTCTTCTTCTAACAACCCAACAGTTTCAACACTTATAAAAGTTTCATCAGCGTCTTTTAATTGTTTTACCTTATAAATAGGACTTGGATTTGATAATAAACCGTGTGTGTTTACAGATCGTACAACATAATAATAGTCTTTGCCTATTAAGATTCTGTCTTTAAACAAAGCGGAGATAGATGGAACACTGTTCTTAATCTCTGCTACCTTATGATTACCGATTTCCTCAAATGTTTTTGGTTGTCTGTCCATACGAAAGATTTCAAACAATGCGTGTTCAGTTTCATAGTTAAAATATCTTTTAGTTCCATTTATGTTATATTTGGCAATTAAATCATTCTGTGATGTCTCTTCTGGGCTTAGCGGGACAAAATTCTTATAGTAATTGTTCGCATTCAGAGACATGGAAATCTTGATTTCGTTTTCTATGTTTTTGTTATTTTTGAATTCTATCTCTGGTGGTGGTTGTGGTGGTTGTATTGCTAAGCAAGTTTCAGTATATAGCGGAACCTCAACTATCTGAATAGAAGGGGAAACTATAATCTGATTTGCTGCTCGGTCAACTCCGGCACCAACAACTGCTACATAAGCAAAATGAGTATACTCATACTCCTCTCCGTATCTTATCTGGGTATCTACGAGCGTTGTTCTTTCATTACTGGACGGGAGCCAAAATGACTGAACGATTTCTCCATTACTAACCTTTGATTTTCTAATTCTGTGAAACAGGACCTCTGAGTGGCACGGTTTGCCCATGGTTATCTCGGCAGCTGTTCGTTGGTGTTTGAGGGTCTGTTTTCTTAAAAACCCGAGGAATTCTAATTTTTTAAGATAAGGAGCAAAGACACTTTTATCTATGTTACTGTTTGATAACACTACTTTATTTTCTTGTGTTATTTTAAAATCTGAATTTTTAATCCATCTCGTTAGGTCAAAAATGGGAGTTCGGACATCATTAAATTCTCTCATAACCTTCACAGAGGTAACATAGTCTTCTATAAGAAGATCATAAATGCCGATTTTCATTAGTTTATCTTTTATCGTTGTCTTAGTTGGATGAAAAAAGAATAGCTCGTTGTAGAATGGATAGTTGCTCTTATCAGATGCCTTATCACCATTTTTTAAAAAATCTTGCAAAAACAAAACATTTTTAAATCGCCTCAGCTCATTCCTTGTTCTAATTCTATAGCTTCTAAACATCTTAGAGTCAAATCTCTTAGTAAGAGCCCTATTAATGTTCAAGCCGGCGAATGATTTTAGCTCTCTCAATTTTTCTGCGTTTTCAACATAGATGCTGGGTGATTGCAATGGAACCAATGCGTCAAAATTTCTTTCCCATTCGGTTGCTATGTAATTATAATTTGGATTAATTGAATAGTAGGGTGATGCACCAGCACCATTGGAGTCAGCTGCGTTCTTGTAAGGCTGAGGTAATTGTATAGCGATCTTGTGATCAAGAATCGGCACACGCAACTCATTTGGATTCAAATAAGACTCATTAAATACTATCTCACCAGATTCATTCGTTGAAGAAGCTCTAAGAGAAGGTTTTCTGACTCTGGGTGACACAACGAATTCATTGTCTTTTATTATCGTTTTGCTGGTTGTCATCGGTATAACCTTCCTATGGTCTGTGTTTGTCTCTCATTTTGCTGATTTTCTGGTTCTTTGTTTATCTTTCTGAGATTTATGTTGTTTTGATATTGTTTTATGATGTTGCTTGTTGCATATTCAATCTTTATTTCCATAAGTCTTTGTGTTATCAAAGAAACTCTTTGAGAAGAAGGTAGATCAAAAACTACCGGTGTCTTTTGGATTCGCTGATTGATATCTTTGAGAATGAACTGATCGTTTGCTATATAGAATTCATTTAACGGATTTGTTAGGTCTTTAAGCTCATGATAAGATAGACGGCAAATTACTGGTCCTTGTAAGTTTTCAAAATTTTCTTTATTTAAGAGTTTCCACTGTGGCTTTATAAGTATCTTGTCTCCGTTCTTATCTCTTGAATATCCGGATAGAAATTCAACTTTAGCAGGAGATTGAAATGCTACTCTAAAAGCATTTGAGGTTTTTGTATTCTCTATGAAAGAATCACCCTTTTTTATAAAATTGTTCTTTACATTTGAAGATTCTGAAATAAAAACTGACTTTAGGGAAATTGGCATTCTTTTTACGAGTTTTAGATTCTTTTCAAGCTTTTGAGAAACTTTTGGCTCCTTAAGAGAGAAGCTCTTCTTACTAGGTTTTTCAATTTCTCTTTTCTTAAATGCTTTTTTAATCTTATTATTAACCACTCGGGCCTTTTTTTCCTCAAACTGCTCTGTTGCATCCCTGAACGGACTGTTTTCTCCTAAGTTTTGTTTGGTAGTCTTAAACTTTTCCTTCTTATCTGCCAAGTATGTCTTTGAGTCTTTTGCAACCTTAAAAGACAGATTGGAGGGCTTAGGGGTCGGCCTTTCAACTCTTTCGGTTCTGACTGGTGGGACGAACTCATCAACTATTTTGTTCAATCGATCTAGATCAATCGACTTATAATCATCAACCGGCGTAACCTCTTTCTTATCCTGTATTGTTATGGGGTTAATGTAAGAAATAACATTGTTTTTGTAATCAGAAAAGGCTTCTACCAATTCCTTGGATTGATCAGATAAAACGGTTCCAGCAAAGGAAGGTTGGTTTTTAAAGTGCTTCTGCGTTTGTGCTTGGGTGATTCTATCTAAGTCTTCCTTTGCGAGTAGTGGAAATTTTTCACTCTCGGTTTGTAGGTAATGTATGCACTTGGCTCTGCCGCTATAAGATACAATTTGTTGAAAGGTTTTTGATAATTCGATTTTTGGATTCAAAGCATTTTTAGCTGAGCCTCTTTTTGATGTATCAAGATAAGATCTCTGTGATAATCGATAGGTCTTTATGAATTCCATATAGACATTTGAAAATTTAGCTAAAAAAGTATCAACACTCTTCTTTGTAGAATAAGATGGGTGAATCAAAAAGATTGACTCCTGTATTAATGGTTCAATCTCATCGCTTTCAATTTTTCTTAGCGTACTAACAAGAGAAACATAGTTTGCTGTTGCTTTGTTCCATGGAGCAGTATCTTTCCTAGGATATCTCAAGATCTCTTGCTCAACAAAAGTAGGTGAAAGAAAGGAGCCCTCTGTATTTAGTGATTTTATGTTGGCTCTATAAACATAAGTCTTTAAATCCTTCAGAGCCTGTTTCGATGATGTATTAAGATCATCCAAAAAGTCTTTAAAAGGGTCACTAAGAACCAAATTTATTTTATATCTATTCTCAGAAGCTTCTTTATAGATGTTGCCTTCGTTAAAAGAAAATGTTCTCTCGGACACATCAGAGTTCATAATAATCTCTTCCAAAGAAACATTGCCTTCTTGCAAGCTTCTAAATGCTAGTTTGCGTCTATCTCGAGAAGTAATCAATCTTCTAAATTGTATTTGTGTTTGTGGTACTCTTTTAGAAGTTCCTAGTTTGTTTTGTGATTTTCTGGTTTTGATTTTTTGTTTTGAGACCGTCAGATTTAATACCTCCACCTCATCTATCATAGATTCAAAAATAGACTTATTTAAAGAGGCAATCTTATCGGCATAAAAGCTGTTTCTTAGAACTGCTGACTTTATATTTACTGTGAAGAGGTTAGAAACATTGCCTTCAGCTCCATAAGAAGTGATTAAGTCTGAAAAAATAGGATTGTTTCTTTGTATTCTGTTTGTGGAAAGTCTTTGAAACTTTTCTTGCTTATAGTTTTTTATTTTTGGATTCTCGACGACTACTTCCTGAAGGGATTCGTGTGGATCATTTGTGTGAAATGAACCTTCCATCAATCGGCCTTCATGTACATGTACAGGGCCAGACCAGATCTCTCCACTAGGCTTTCTCAAGAGCGATGATTTACTTTGAAGTTTACCATTAAGCTTGATTGTCTCCGAAGAAACCGGTCCTCTATAAACCTTCAGACTATCACTTGAAAGATTAATCATTTTTAAAGAAGAGAACTCCTGTATGTCAACTACAACGGCCACATACAATTTCAAATTTTGAAAACTTGCTTGAGCTTGAAAAGAAACAGGGTAATTAAATGACTTTAACATCCCTTCTTCAACATTTTGTTCATTTGTTATAATTTGTTTGAATTTTGATAAAGACTCTTGTCTTGTTTCAAAAAAACCTGATTGACCTAGTTTGTTTATCTCCGCAATTGAGAATGGTATTTGTCCGCTGTCTATGGCAGAATTTAAAGCATCATCGGCAGAGATAACAGAAAGAATCTTCATGTGTGGAAACAAATAATCGTTCTTATACCAAGAATAATCGCCATCAGAATCTTGCAAATCTTTCAAGATTATTGTGCAATCAATCCTATCGCTAAATGGTGTTTCCTTATCTATCTCTATCATCTTGATATAGCAATTAGGTAAGGTTTCAAGTCCTACTTCTGGTGAAATCATATGTCACAGTCCTTTATATCTTCAGGTGTGATCGGAGATGAGTAGATGTTTGTCCGAACATTACTGCCGGCATCTGGGCATTCTACTTCAAAATCTCCGAAAATTCCTTTAGATTTTAATTCTTTTATACCCTCACAGATGTCAGATAGGGGTATCTCCTTGTCAACCCTAATGTCAAAAAAGTATTCAACATTGTTGGGAGTAATCTCCTCTATAGAGGATGTTTGCTCCTCCACCAAAATGTCATTAACTATTTGGTTATCTCTTTTGACAAAAGAAAGCGGTATGAGATTTTGATTTGATGTTGTATCGTATTTAAATGCTTCAATTTGCATGCTCTCACCATGGAGAAAGCCATTCTTTTCTAAGATTCTAAATAGTGCCTGATCGGGTTCAACTTTAAGATATGTGCCGTCTTGAAAGACTCTTCCAACTTGCAATTCTGGTGATGGTGCCAGTCCTCTTGGATTTGGACTTAGGTTGATGTTGTCTACAGACATAGTAAATTCTATGTCAATATCTATCTGTGGTATATTATGAATCCCATTGCTGGATGAAAGAGTGGTTGCTGATGAGCTGATTTCATTTCTAATAAGGCTTATTTCCCAAGAAGGTGCATAATCCTCTATGTTGTTGGATGTTCCCAGAGTGTATAAATTATACTTGGTTACATCACTAGCTAAATCATTTTTTAAGTCTTTCGTCTTTGCATCTAGATCCACAAAGTTTGTTTGTGGCTTAAGTATCGGTGTATCTTGTAATATTCTATCTTTTACTTGATAGTTGTCCTCAGACCCACCAGCAGCTGATACATCGTATAGGACATCATCATCAATAAAGGAATAATAGGCCGGCGAGAGTTTTCCTTTTGATAAAAGATGTCTTCCGTGTGGTGTGAGAGAAATTTCTAATACATCTTCTTTTTTATCAAAAAAACTCATCGTTTGTTGCCTTTAATTTTTATTGTTCGCTTTCGGTTCTTCTTGTTTCCTGTGATTTTTACTTTTCTATCAGGAGTCTTGACAATTGGTTTTGCCACTATTCCTGCTTCTGGTGCTTGTTCATCAGGCTGTGCAAAATCAACTTCCGCATCAATCTTAATTAGTTCTACCAAAGAAAAGAAATCGTAAGGCCAGTTGTACTGTGCGTTTGATTTTGCACCGGTAGAGTCCACAGTTGATTTTGAACCTTTTCCAATATTTGACTCATTTCTTTCATAAATTTTTTCAAAATAATTGACTGATGCTCTTTTCTTGGCCTTAAATACAATCCAGCGAACTTGAGAGTTTAATTCCTTCTGTCTAGCTTTTCTGTCAAGCTCCTGTTCTTTGTTGACACCCACTTTAAGCTGTGCGCCAGAGCCCAACAGCTCGTGGTAAAGAAGCTCATGAGAAATTGTAGCGGCTGTTTCTTCATTTGTCACAGCAATGTTCGGAGACACATTTTGCCAAATATTTGCCAGATCTTGCTTTGTCAATGTATGTTCGAATGAAAAAATGTACATAGCAAACGGATCAATGTCTTTGTTTCTGATGAAGTCCATGGAGTGGGGCAAAACAAACTCTTGCATGTTTTTTACCATTTCTCTAACTGTTTCGCCGACTAATAATTTATTGTTTTCAGATAAGGCATTTTCTATATCTGTTTTTGGAATCTTAAAAAATTCTCTCTGTCCGTCTTTTTCAATAAACGGAATGGCAATAACTGCTTCTTTTACGGTTTTAGTTGATTTGATCTCTCCAACTCTAACAGGATCGGCAGAGAAGCCACAGAGGTCTGCCAATGAGGATGTTAAAGATGAATTTCCACCCATTGAGTTCTGAATCCACTGATTCGGGACATCTGTCACTCGCAAGAAAACTCCCTCTTGTTGAGATGGGATTTCTCCATACTGATGCCACATTCCAACGGGGGTTGTCTCTGGGGCTATGTTTGGAAGAGTAAAATTGTTTGTTGAGCCGGTATAGCTATATTTATTAAAATTAAGAACGGGCGATTCAAACTTTGATTGTATAATCCAGCGATAGGAATCTGCTGGATTGTCGCTTTTGAAATCTTGAGACAAAATACCTTTAGAAAATATATTCATAGAAGAGGCCAATTGCATAGCATCTTCGTTAACAAGTCTCTGACTGGTGAAGGTTCCGGCCTCAGATGCAGATAATACTGGTTCATAAAACCTTAGAAATTCCACCGAACTCGAGTTTATAATTTCTTCAAGGCTGTATTTTTTTGTTGTTGCTGGTTTAAAAATGATATCTGCCCAGCCTTCGCCATGATAATAAGCAGGTGTAAATGGATAATTGTAACCTTGCGAGGCATCGTTACCCATTAGGTAATGGCCGTCTGAATCTACTTGCAGGTCCTCAAATGTTGAGCCATTCGCTGGTGTGGTTGGGTCACTATGAACTTCTATTGTCACAGAATCATTTCTAGTATAAAATGTGTCTATTGATCCATCTTTCTTAAATGCAGACCAGTTATTGAATTTAACGGAGAGGTTAATGCCCGATGCACCGGACAGATGGAGTCTTTGTGGTGGGCCAAATCCGCTTGGCCTAGAATACATTGTGATGGTTTCGTTTATGCTTCCTGTGTCTTGCGGTAGACCGAACCGATCTGATGGTGATGGTGAATAATAAGATTTTGCTGGATCTGTTGTCCAAACATCTTTGGGCCCTTGTGTGGATCGGTATAGTGATATTCTCATCATGTATGCCTTCCCTGCTTCTGCATTTCCGAAGTTTGGATCGGCTTGTGGGAGCGAGGCTATTGTTGTATAATTTTCATTTTCTAAAAAGAAACCTCCGACCTCAGATAAAAAGTTTGAAATCATTAATCTGTATTTCTGATCGCCTTGGCCGCTCCAATTAACAGTGGCGTCAACAGAACCCCTAGGATCTGGTTCTTGCGACCCCATGGTAAAATTGGCTAGGTGTTTTTCTGGTTCTAGGAGGGCTTCAAATGGCACTCTTCTGTGGAATTGTTCATTGATGTAATAAGATCCGGTGGTGTTACCATCTAGCTCTATTGATGAAGTGGTGAATGATCCTGTCATCATTGGATAATCACATGCTATCCCAGATTTGATTGAATTGAACAAGATTCCGGGAGAAAATAGAGGTTGAAGAAGGAACTGTGTTGCATAGTCGGCACCTGTGCCGTCGGCAAAGGAAGAGCTGAAGTTTAAGTGTTGTCCGTATGAATCGTAAAACTGTTTTGCGATATCAACTGTTCTCTGTGCCGGATAAAAGCCTTCATAAGGTAGCAGCTTCTTGACCGCTTTGCACTTAAGTGTAAGTGCCAATGGGTCGACAAAACCCTTATGATCGTCTTGTATGATTTCAAAGTTCTTCAAAAAGTCCGTAGTTGAATAAACCTCGAAGAATTCTGCTTCATCGGAATTAGAGGCACCAGATTTACCGCCGGTGATTTCCAGAAGCGGGAGATCGTTGGCGCCAAAATCAGTATCTCCGGAATTCAAATATCTATCTATATGATTTGAGATCTTAAATTCCGGTACCACCGTATGGTCTTTTGCAAAAAGCCTAATGTTTTCAGCATAAGCATCATAAGAATCATAAAACGGATTTCTACCTGATTGTGTCGGGACATCCCAAAAAGCGGTTCCTTGGAATAATTCAAATTCTAAAAGGTTTCTTGTGGCACCTATCTGTGGGTTGATTCCAAATGGATTTCCAAATGAACTTGAAATCTTCAACGAATGTCTCCGAGTATATGAAGGTGCGGCATAGAGCTGATCATCCAAGTTTAAAGTAGTGTCAAGCACTTCGGCATTGAATGAATTATAGGAATTTTGAAGTATTCCGGGACTTCCGGAAGCATTGTAGGTCGCTCCTAAGAAAAATGTATCAGATAAAGCATCACCAGCAACAGCAGAAGAAACAAAGTTTAGTATACCGCTTCCGGGTAGGGCCTGATTGGTTCCTTGTCCTTGTAGCGGTTGGTTGGCTTTGAATGTAAATACGGCGGAACCACCAGTGACCAAGCCTTGTGTCTTGGATCCCGAGGGAGAAGTACTGGCATAAGATGATGACAGTGTATAGGTTGCTGATAGTCCTGTTCCTATGTTTGCGACAACACTGCTTGTTGCTGCGAAGAAATCTGAAGAACCACTGAAAGCATACCACAGCGATGCTGTTTGTCCTGTCACTGCTGAGCTTGTGAGATCCACATAACAATACTTTGGAGACACTGCTAATTCAGAACTATTGAAGCTTGTTGAGCCAGAAAACAGTGCTAATTCTGCGATGTTTCCGTTCTTAAAGTAATCTGTTGCTACATTGTTGGTGCTTGAGGTCGCACACATAACAAATACTTCGGATACAGAAGATGTGTGATAACCGATGCGGTCTGTGAGGTTTCTTGGAGGGCCTGTATTAGCAGTGGTGGTAAAACCGACTGATGCCGTAATGTGATAAGGACCACCAGCATACCCAGCATAATCATGCAAAATATCTTTTGAACCATCATTTCCATCATAGTTTGCTGGATCGCTGGATCCATTGCCTAATCTCCACCATGCGACAGGATCTGGGCCTGTCCAATAAGAACTTGTAAGGTCTATTGTCGAACCAGAATTTGCCAATAAATTGAGATGTGCTTCTGTAAAGGCGGAGCCCGTTATAATTGCGAAATCTGCTAGGATTTGCCCTCCTCCGTACGAATCGGAATCAATTGAATACAAGCTGTATTGTTGAAAAGTGGTAGCAAGAGCGGCTCTAGGAAGAGGGTCTGAGTAAGCTTCGCTGCCTGCTATTTCAACCAGTCCGCTGGTGGTGTAGGCATAAAGCTTCAATGGGACATACTGTCCTGCAGCGGTCTCATCAAAAATTATGTATTTGGTGAGAGTTCCTATATGATCGGAAACATCATATGTATAGACTCTAGTTTTGAGCGATCCGCTAGAAGTGCTAAAAATAGAGATTGTCAAGGTTGTTCCACTAATTTGACCAAATATGAAATTGTTAGAGTTGGTATAGAACTTGAAAATAGTTTGGGTTGTGGTTCCGATTACTTTGAGAAAAAATGTTATAAGCCTATCTGCTGATCCCATAGAAAGATTGTACGGTCCCGATCCGTTGGTGAAACTATCATTGGTGTTTTTGCCTTGTGCTGTTGTACTTGTAAATAAAGTTGTTGCGGTCTTGTTGGCAGTGTAAAAGTTTAGTGTGTCGCTTATAGAAGTCGCACTCCAGTTCGGACTAAATCTCAAATTGCCATTCAATTTAAAGTTTATATCACTTGTTTGACTTATAGATCCAGAGTTACTAGATAACTTTATTATGTGGTTATTCCACTCTTGACCCCTAGAGGTGGACTCTGCATCTAAATCATGTGATATGGCTACGGCACCAAGTGCTTTCGTTGAGCCGGTGTGAATAGATGTTGCTCCATCTTCAAATTGATTATTAAATACGGTGGAATGTAATACCTCTATTGTAGAGCCACTGAAATACACTGATCTTCTGTTGATTTGTGTTGAGTCCACTTCACGATAAAGATACCCTTCTGTTGTTGAAGAAATGTCCTTTGCCCAAAAGTGAAGATAAAGATTATCAAATTCTGATTTCCAAGTTGCTTCATTAAATGTAGATGAATTGACTTGTAGGTAAAACGGATCAGAATCATCATTGCCAGTCGATGTGTATGCAGATCTTGTGATGTAATTCGCAGTATATGGATCAACTCTAAAGTTACCAGCATCCATTGCATTAGACCATGCATTCCAGAATCTTGCGGTACCATCAACCGAGTTCAATGAATACTTCTCGGCAGTTATTCTATAACCGACGATGTCACCAACTTGTGCTGTGGTGTAATCCGAAATAACACCGGGATCATTACCATCGGCATCATAAGCAAAGAAAGAGATCTCTGCTGCTCCGAACTCGAAACCACCGGCAGAACCCGAGGATGTGTTAAAATCAAAATCGCATCCAATTGATGCTGTAAATGAACCAACAGAGGCAGATAGGGTTCTTGCAGCCCAATTATCTTCTGTGTCTAATACCCACACAGATTGTGATGGAATTGTAAAGCCAAAGCCGTTATCTATTGCCCCTGTTTCATTTCTATTGGTTCGGAGATCTCTCCAATAGCCAGATTCAAAGTTAGGGCGACCCCTTACTTCGTTCAGATAACTGTTTCCGGCTTTTGGATAAATTGTTTGTGAATATTTCAACAATTCAAATTGATCTAAAGGAGAATTGTCTCCGTCTAATCCACCATCTAAATAAATGTCGCTTAGCTCATCGTATCCTTCTACTACATCGTAAATGATGCCATGATGTCTGTTGGCCTGTTCATTTGCAAAGTATTGGTTTTCATTATTGAAAGATGTTAGAATCTCTACTCTGTCCAATTCTCCATTATCATCATCACCTCTTTGTACGGATCCTACGAGCATGATTGGCTTATTTGAAGAAATGACAACAGATTCGGTTATTTGATATAAGCTTCCTCGTTTTTCTCTATAGGTTTGAATCAATTGAGAACCATTAAATTTCTGTTTGATCTCTCCAACTTCCGAAACATACGAAAAGATAGAGTTGTTGTTATGATACCTTGTAAGAGGATTTTGCCCTGCTCTTATCTGCTTGAATATGGGATAGCCATACAACCCATTTCGATGTATGTTGAGTGCTACCAGATAATCATCTGCATTTATAATTCCAACATTCAAATTAACAATAGAATCAAAGACAAGACCTTTGGCCACTGTTGTGTTGGCAGATGTTGTTAGATCATTGTTTGATATCGCGGAACTAATTGTGGTACTCAATGCAACAGAGTCTCCGATTTTAAAAGTACTCGCTAGATCTTCGCCTAACTTCCAATAGTCTATAATATCGGATGAATAAATTGAGTAGTCAACAAATCTTCGCTCTCTATAGAACGATCTAGCTTCGGCAGAAGAAAGTTGCTTCTTCCATAAAACCAATTCAGACATGGAGCCATGCAAATTATTTTCATCTTGGGCCGACCCGCCAACTCGCAATAGATCGATGTTGTTTCTCGTGCTTGTAGTCATATTTCTATTAGATACCGAAAATAGAAATTGTGAATCAACAGTTTGTTCACCGTTAATATAGAGAACAGGATTTGAATCTTTGTCCCCATCCCAAACTAAAGCAAAGTGGTTTAGTGAACCCAGTATACTCCAAGAAGTGCTAAGTGAGGTCCAATAAAATTGATTTACATTTGAGCCTTCTAGAACACTAAAAATAATCTTACCACCAGTATAATTGCCACTGTCTTGTGCTGTGTGGTGGAAGACAATTGCTAATGAATTATTGGCCCCATCAGTTGCCAATAATACATGTGAATTGTGCTCGCTTCGCACTGATTCGTCTAAATCTATTTTTGCCCAAAATGTAATTGACAATGGACCAGTCGTTGTATATCCGCTAAAACCAGTTTCTTTACTGGCTATGTAGTAATCTGAGGCAGAACCTCCATCGTCTACATACTTATTTGCTAATGCGCGGCGAACGATATGTTCGTGCGGTTGGTAACCTATCGTATTCGTTGATGAAGTGATTGGCTCATTGACAAGTGTATTCAGTCCCACTAAATCCAAATTAATTGGCATTATTAACTCCCGTATATTTGTGATGCAGATGGAAACGAAATGGCCGAATCAAATCCACTTGAAGAGGATAAGATGCCGCTCTTAGGCCAAAATCCAAAGACTTTTTGTGTTCCGCTTCTAACAGAGTAATTACTTCCTAATGAAGAAGTTACCCAACTATAATTGTAGTCAGATTGTGGCAAAACTGATTGAATAAAGAAGTTGTCATGAATTTCATCTATTGCAGATGATCCACTGATTGGTCGTAATGCTGTATTTCTATGTATTTTGTGAAACGATGGTTCGACCACATAGTCTGTTGCGGAAACCGCTCCATGTAGTGAATCAATACCAAACTTACCAGAATGCCTTGCATGAAGATGATTCAAGCCCTCTCGTCGGTCAGCATGCGAATTAACTCTGATTGTACCAGATTCTCCACTGTTTCCAGCAGATCCAGTGTCTGCTCGTCCAATAACAGTATAGTTTCTATAGTTCAAAGAGTTATAGGGGGAGTATTCTTTTGAATATACATCCATATAAGCAGGGCCGGTTTCAATACCGCCGGGAGCAGAGAAGCGACTTACAATCACGGTTTCATTGCCAGCAGAATTGTTTTCCCAATCAGACTGTTGTTTCACCCCATCGGAAATCCTATTTGTCCCTTCGAAATTAAGCTGTGTGTTTCCGTTGGTTGAGGAATCTATGCCCAATAACCCTATTTGGTTTGTAGTTTCTGGTAATACTGAAATGTCTGTTGCTAAATAATTTCTTATTGAGCCACTGATTCGGAAGATTCTATTGTTTTCTTTTCTACCTACCACATTTATTACTTCATAGTTTCTCTGGTAGTTTCCTAAATTGTATTGTGATCCACTAACATTTGCAACATTGACCGGTCTTTTTGCACGGGTGTCACGATAACGAATAGCCCATGGGCGGGTGGCATCGGGATATGGTCCTCCGTAATCAGGACCAGTAAAGCCCAGAGCGCCGTCAACGACATCTAGTGACTCATGCTCTCCAACTAAAATTCTCCACTCTTCAGGTCTCGAAGTGGCTCCGTCTGTTCCTAAATTAATGCCAACATGTCTGGATTGTCTTCCACCAACCCATTGATTTGTAAATGGGCCTTGAATTGGTATTTCGTTGGTATAGTCAGTTGTATCTGAATGTAGGTTGGTTAGAATTGCATCTTTTTCATAAAGATTGTGGATTGTTGAATTATAGCCACTATCGTTAGTACCTTTGATTAGGTTGAAAGGAAAGATCTTTTCGCCTTTTATGTTATACGCAAATTCTGGTGTAGCATATACACTTGATCCAGAAGCAGGAGCAGACCCGTCGAAATTAGAATAAACACCTACGATCGCAACTGAATTATATTTCTCCTTCTCTGTTGGGCCAAGCTCAACGTCTTCGCAAGGAGAGGGATCTATTAGTCCTTGACCTGTTCCCACACCTAAAACAACGACATTCTGTGGGGCACCATCAGAAGTAGTTCCGTGGGGTGCTACAAGTGGCTTTATGAAATCGCGATCTTTTGGTGTCGCATAGTTTGTTCCGCCATGTATGGTTCTTTGCTCTTCGGCACTAAACTTATAAGGATTTGCAAATCTTCTCAAAGCATAAGTGCCACCAGTATAAATGTTTTGACTATTGTCTCCAAAACTAGGCCCAACAGCATCTTTTTGTGTCGTCAATACTTTTCTAATTTGCTCTCGGTCCGGACTGTTTGTTCCGGATCTTTCTTCTCTATCATTATGCCATAAACAATGAATATTTTTGTTTGTATTTGGCACTTTAAAAGATGTAGGAATAGCAGTCGTGTAAGTAGAGCCGACACCTTTTACAGATAGGTGATATCCGCTTTTTGAATCTTTCAGCGTCAAGCCTTTATATGGGTCATCATCTGGGTCATCTGGGTGGTCTCCCATTCTGTAATAAGATACGAGATTAGATGCGGATGGGTGATTTAAAAGATTTTGTGCAACACCAGAATTATAGATGCTTGTGGCATCAGCTGCTGTCATTATTTTGTCCCAAATGGACACTTCATCAAATACATCGCCATCAACCGCTGCTGATCCAATTTGTAAAGACCCAGCGTCTAGGGCCCTAAATGCGGTTGCTCCTGCGCTATATGCCATGTCTTCTTCCACAGAGCCTCGAATATATATGTTAACATCTCCATTAGTCGGATCAGCATGGTCCCAAGAAATTAAAATAAATGCATCGGTTGTAACTGGGTTGGCAGTAGTTGTTCCGACTGATACTCCACCAGACGTGACAATCGTTGCAACTATTTTGTTTGTAGCATTTTGTGAGATTTTTAAATTATTACCAAAGTCAATTATAACTCGGCCAATGGTGGTGTTCGCAGGCTTAAACCAAAACCCTATTGAAAGTGCTCCGGAAGAACCGGTAAATACGGTTCTATCTGCATATTGTAAACAACATGTGGATGCAAGGCTAACTGCTTTTGCATTGTAGTCTTCGTTTTTATAATCCGGAGCATGTCCGTATTGCCAATTATAACGGCGCTCTGCTATACCTTTGATTCCGCCTTTGACTCCGCTGTCGGTTATTGTTTTAGATTCAATTGATGGAAACCTATGTTGGTACTTTGGTCTCTCGAGAATATGAGATTCAACCATGTCCGACAGTCCTGCATTGAACTTGGCAGAAGCCGGATGAAGCTGTTCTAAAAAATAGGAAACTGATCGATCAATCCACTTAAAATACTCTGTGAATTTGTCCAAATCCATGTCACCTGTTACTCTTTCGAAAAAGATTTGGCGAGCATGGTCTAATCTCTTATAATCCTGTCTGTATCTATCAATTGGCTTTGAAAATAGATTAGAATACTCAACGATTGTTGAGAACATGTTTAGCATGTTTTCTGATACTGATTGATACATACTCTTTTCAAATGAAAAAATGTTGTCGGTAACGTCTTCATCTTCATAGAGAAAGGTATCGGCATCTCCCATTATCTTTATTGTGTCGGATGTAAAGGAGATCTCTGGAAGCTCTTTCTTTGAAGCGAAAATAAACTCGTTTGATACAACAGCTGTTGAAGAAACTGGAAATTCATCTCCGGTTCCTTTGTGTTCTGCTTTGATTACATTTTCAAGCCATCCATATCTTCCTGTTGAAGAGCCGCTTGAGTAATCCTCAACTACAAACTCTCCGCTTGAATCAGAAGTTGATACCGTTTGAAAATCCCAATGAAGTGCCAAGCTATCTTGGGCTGGAATGTGAACTCCGCTTTGGTTTGTAGCAAAAAGCGTTGGATTTCCAAATACTTTATCATGCCCATAATTCATGGGATCTTTGTTATGCTGTTTTATTGATTTATTATTGAGCTTATCAAAGTAAATTGAGGTCGCAGCGATCTTAACATCACTATTGGTAACAACCGAGCCAGACCAATTGGTGCGACGAGCACCAACATATGCTTTCTTATCAGCTGATAATAGTGATGAGCCTGTTTCATGTAATAGAGTCGTTGATACATTAAATTCATGCAAGACTTCGTCTAAATTGTGAGAAACTCCATAAAGTTCCAAAGTGTATGAAGGATTAGATGAAGTTAGGTATGAACCAGCAAAGGGATAACCTTCAGGGTATACTCTAACCGCCAAGTTCCATCTTTGATTGTTATAGATCTCATCATAATAAGAAGAAGTCAATACAATTGAGGTTGTGGATGTGCCATGATTTATTTGTTCTAGAACCCATTTGGCTCGTGTACTCTCCACGGCATCTTTAACCAAATATAATTGAAAGTTGTCGTGGAGGTTTGATCCACTATATTGAACTCCGGATGAATCTACTGCATCAAGTCCAAATACCGAAGATGATTGAAAACTTGTGTAAAAATAAGAAGAATCTGTTTGCTTTGGTTTTACCGGTACTAATACCTCAACTTCGGCAGTTAGTGCTAAATTCTTCTCTAATCTCTCAAGTTTTGAGCCAGAAATGAAATTCTGTTGGTACACTGTTGCTCCGAAACGAGCAGGTCTAGAAAAATCAATATGCTTGGTCTTTTGTGAGGTGTGTTTGGTCTTGTCAACAAGATATTGTGTTGCATTGTCTGTATAGAGGTTAAGCTTTACTATTTCATCATCTATGCCAAAGCACCGAAGAAGATTTCGGTATGATTTTTCGGTGCCTTTTGATTTGTAAATGTGTTCGAGGTTGTTGTAAATGTTGAGATAAATTAGATTCTTTATCTCTGTAATTTCTTTTTCGTATTTATTACCATTCAGATCGCGGGAATTGAAAAATTCCAAAATTGATCGATTGGTTAAAACATCCTCAACATTAAACCCTTTATCGCTTAGAAGACGATTCGCAAATGGCTTTGCTTTGTTATTCGAAGTTGTATAGCCCTTATCACGAAGTTCCGGTAGTCTTTCCACTTGTGCGTATAGAGTATCAAAATAAGAACCAATTATTTGAACAAGCTTCTTGAACTCTTTTCCATTTTGTTCATCTTCATCTCTTATCCATTGTGGCGTCAGATCATACAAATACATGTTATTATTAGCATCATGATTAGATCCGCTAGTTTGCATTTCAGTCTCTAGAGCAATAACATCTGGGTGACTGGATCTTATAATCAGATCGCCTCTTTCAGAGGTTAAAGAAGAACCAGTGGCACGAAGACCAGCAGAATAATCCTGCCAATATGCATTTGAAATTCTTCCGGAATAGTCAAGGACTACTCTGTCCTCAGAGTCTGTGCCTGTGTTACCTTCATTGAATTTAAAATACATTGAAAGTTCTGTCTTGTAGTCGTCTGTTGAAGCGCCGCCATCAATTGTTGATTGATAGTTTCTATAAATTTCTTCTGGTGTTCGTTTTTTATTCCAAAAACGAAACTCGTCAAATGAACAAGAATGTATAGTAAGTGTAATAGCCATAAATTATTTTTAACCTCCAAAGTCAATTGAGGGACCAGAGCCGTAAGGTGTTGCACCTACACTCCAAGAGCCGGACATTATAAAGCTTGTAACAGAGCTGGTCAGATTTGGAAATGTGGCTGCTGTTATCGCTTTTCTTTTATTTATCTTTCCATCAAAGTAAAAATCACATACCAGATCAGATCCAAGTCTAAAAAGACTTATAGCATAATGGTGCCATGAGCCGTCTGCAATTGACGAAGTGGTTACAGTGTTGTCATTTGAAATTGTTGCTCCAAACCAACCTGCTGATGAGGACATATTAAGATTAAATACACTTTGGCCTGTAGGGCTGACGGGATGATCTTGATGAATTAATGCCACATTGATAAAGCCCACATCGGAAGAAAATTTATACAAATAAGATCCACTATATGAGCCATTAAATCCATCAATCTTCATTCTCCATTCCCAAGTTACACCATCATCAAAATCAAAATAAGCTGTTTGTTTTCTTCTTTTTGTTGTATCTTGTATAACCTTCTTGGAACCAAAGAGTGTTGAGAGCTTAGTTGACGATGGAACTGTTGCTTCTTGATAACCCCTGTTTACTTGCAAGTAAGATGTTCCATCAAAAGCAGCATATCCTGAATATCTTGGATACTTATTATCAATCATCCATTTATCTAAATAAGAAGAGCTTAGATAGAAGTTTGTCTTTTCTTTAGCTGATCCATCATACGGATAATCGTTATAAATCCTCTTAATACTCTCGGCATAATATTCTTCACCAGAACCAAAACGAACAAAGTTAGATGCTGTTGAGAAGTCAATAGGAGGAATATATGTATCTAAATCTTTGGACTTGGCTACAATAAAATCGGGAGACTCTGTTCCTTCTGATCCGGAATTAGCGGATTTTGCAAAAATCGGTTTAGTACTCATCTTCTCTCACTTTGAATCTAAAGTTGTACGGCTGAACTTCCCAGTCGGTTACCGAATCATTATAAAAGGCAAATTTTATATCATACGAATAACCGGCTTCAAGCATAGATAAGTCTAGATCAAAGTAATTTCCGCTAACATCATGTGCCAAGCCGGTATGCCAATCAGAGCCGGTTCCAAAAGGTATAACTCTGGCTCCATCTGATGTACGGCAAACCTCATAAGATGCCGATGGTATTATTAAGTTTTCCGGAGCTGCAGAGGCAACAGTATAAATTGTTGGAGACCAATCTTTTACACGTGCATATAATCTAAATCTTGCAGTTTCTTGATTGCTATATTGGCTTTTCATGTTACTTATTGATAGGACATACCTTTGGTTTGTACTATGTGTCTCTGATGCGAGAGAATTTACAGAAATAGTTCCTGTATGAAATTGTGTTCCTGATCCATCGTGCCAGACATCTCTAAGAGTGGTGGCGGTTGTGGAAACACAAACAGAACAAGAATAGATACCAGCAGAGACATACCCGCCTGTGGCTGGTGTATCAATACATAGTGTCTCTGCTGTTCCGCCTAGGGTTTGATAAAAATCAACATAGATGTTGCCGGTATCAATTGACGGTATATTTCTAAGCCTTCCTCTAACATAGTTGTATAGATAAATTGTATTAAGGTTGTCCTCAGCAGGTGCGAGGGAAGAAGAGGAATAAAAATTACCACGATCATCTTTGATGTCGTCGTTGAACCTTGCTTCTATGATCGGCTTTTTAAAAAAGAATTCGCTTGATCTAGCGAAGAACTTTTTTGTATAATAAGATGTTGTTCCGGATTCATATGATCCGGATAAGAAGATGCCAAAACCGTAGTTATCTTTGGTTCCAGCAATCCACTCTTCTACTAGCGAAGTTACATTGATTTCAAGATCCTCTGATCCTTTGTCAAATGTCGCTGTAAATACTGGTGTTGTGTGAAAATCACCCCCTTGAGCAACCCAGCTGTTATTGCCTGATCTTTTTATCCAATTTGAACCTATGTTGTTATAAGTTAAATCAGTATAAGAATCAAGATCTAATCCATTCCCCTCTTCCCAAGACTGTGAAACTGCTTGTACAGCTAATGTAAAACTTCTTGGTGTTGTTTCGATGTGTTCAGTGTTGAACATTTTTAAATAAAACGAAACTGACCCATTGGCCGGAATTAATCCAGCGGTTCTATCAGCTGAAATCTGTGATGTGTCAAATTGTACAAGTGCTCTAGATGCCTCAGCAGAGCTAGTTGTCGCTTGACCATAAATTGAAAAAATCTCTATTACATCGGCTGCTCCGGCATTTGACCCAGTAGCTCTGGTGGACAAATCGCTCTCAAAGGCATTTGTGATTGTGTTATCTGCTATTGCTGTGTATCTTTTTATACTCATTTGGCGGCACCCTTTATGTCTTCATTTGGAAATTTTAATTCAACGATCACGTTTTTTGGAATTTTATAGTATGAGCCGTCTTTTGAACTAACTTTGTCAAAGTCAAACGGAATCGAGGAATGATTTCCCCCATACTTATTGAAGACCTCAACCTTCTTAACATCAATAATTCCAGTTGTCTTTACCAGAATGTTATAGATCTCTGTTAAGTAGATGGCTTCTCCTATATAAAACTTTGGAGAATACCTGTTCGCTAAATTATTTATGGCATTAGTGATCACTTCATCACGACTATATCTATTATCAACCGATACTTCGAAATCTATTCCAAAATTTACTATTTTTGCATCAAAGATTTCCATCTGATCGTTTATAGACTTGTACTGTGTTAGCCAAGATTTTAAATTTTCTTTTATTCTTGCACTTGTAGTTATCAATTCTGCATTTTGATTTTCTGAAATAACATACAGGGCTAGTTTTCTATTTGTTGACAGAGGATCGTTTACCACATTAACTCTTTTTATTGACCCGAACTTATTTGGCATGTTATATGCAATCGATTCATAGTCCTGTTTTGTAACTGCTCTGTTCTGTGTGGCATAATAGTTCTTTGCTCTAACTTTAAGCTCATCTGATAAGATCTCGACTGTTTGTCCACTTATTGGATCTTCATTTGTAACTTCGAGAGAACCCCTTATGTATGCCACTGTGGCAGAATTCAAACTTGTTGGGTCATTGAATTTTACAACAGGCGAAATAACTCTATCAAGCTGGTTTGCACCAACATTAACATTTGTTGAGTCATTAACCCGATAAATTACCTTCAGAGTGGTTCCATAAGGAGAGATTCCAAATTTGTCAGTCCCTAATAGTTTTGAAGGATCAATAGACGTGGCAGTTATCGCATCCCTAGCATGGAGATTCAACGCAACCGCTGAGGGGTCTGCTAGTCCAGAATCATCGTCATCCTCCGATCCGAAGCCAAATTGTAAATAAGTTCCGGTATTATCTTGCTCAATAATAAATCTTCTTGCTGTTACAAATGGTTTCATAATAGATCTTACGCCATCAGACAAAGCAGTTGGGTTTGTTGTTTCTATCATGATTGTTTCTTGGCTCAAATAGTCTACTTCGTAATAGACATTTCCTTCTGAGTCGACGACTTTTACTACTTCTGAAATAGCGGAGGCGCCTATTCTTACTTTTCTAAATTTTTCAAACGAAGCATTAACCAGATTAATATCAACTGACTGCAGTTTACCTGATGAGACTTGGCCGTAGGCACGAATAGCATAATAAGTAACGCCACCAGTTGTACTATTGTATTGTGCTTCTACAACTTCATTTTTGGGATCTGAAAAATCAACATCTTCCAATAGCAAAAAGGATACACCAGAAGCTGATCGAAGAGATGTATTTTTCTTTAAAGTTGGTATGTAAAGAGGATCTGGTGCATTTCCATCTGCATTAGCAGGTATCAAGATAAAGAATGATGCCAAGCCATAAGACACAGGTACACCAGCAAATGAATAGCCCATAGACCGAGCATGCTTTCGTATGTTAGAAAATTCAACAGATGTATCTAGAAATGATTCATTCGCTTGGTAATCTAAATAAAAAGATAAGTTATCTCCGACGTATGCAACCATGTCAAAAACCATTGAACCAAATGAGGCATCACTGAAATCTTTGTAAGTATTTGGGTAGTATCTTTTTGCATAATCTATCAAGTCTTGCTTGATTGTATCAAAATCTCTATTTGTATATTTTATAGGTATGTTTTTGTTTTTGGGCATGTAGCAGATTCCTTCACATCAAAAATAAATAGTTTGCTCGTTAATTTCACAGAGAAACTTCAACTTCCAACTCGTCCGATAGTTTAATTTCATCTATCACATAAACAAGCTTTACTTTTAAAACTTGCTCATTCATTCGGCTTATGTCGGTTTCAATGTCCAAATTGCTAAAAACATTGAAATATCTCTTTATCTGTTCTCTGATGACGAATTTGAGAGGCTTTAAATCCTCGTTGTTATTTAAAAATAAGTATCTCAATAAGCCAACACCAAAATTAGAGTCGGAGAGCTTTTCTCCCGGAATCGTTAACAAAATGTTTTTAAGATTAAATTTTATTGATTCAGCAACATTTTCCTCTGTTATAGATACCAAATAGCCCTCTGGTCCTACTTTGAGTGGAAACTCAACTGTTATATTCTTTATAGCCATACTTATCCTCCAAAAATCTCTGCTAAGTCATTTACACAATCTTCGCCATCTTTATTAAATGGTCGATCTTCTAATCTTCTACGGAGTTGCCACCACTTTACAGATCTATCTATATTAAATAAGCCATTGGGAAGTAAATTAGAGAATAGCTTTTTCCTATTTTTCTCTTTTGTCTCATCAAGACTGTCGTCGTCAGAGTCCATTGAGCGATAAAAAGAGGCGAAAAGCGCTCTACACTGGTCTTTTGTATCATCCAGAATGTTTCCTTTCCATTTTTGGTTTCCTCTATTCTCCGAGCCTTCTTCTCTTTCTGATGAATCTAAGCCTAGTGAATCTATAAAGGCATCATACATATAAATTGACATTAATCCGGAAATCCTTCTGGTTATCAGAAGATTGTTAATAACAAGGTCAAATTCGCTTGTAGAAACAAGCTTGTCAACATAACATTTTAGGTCTTCACCAAGATTCGTATCTTGTAGGTCTATTTCGTTAAGCTTTCTGTCTATTATATCTTGTTCAAACTTTGCAATTGGAAAATAATGAGCAGAGCCGGCGTAACCTTCCACAGGCTTGGCTTTAAATGCTCTGTCAAATTCAATTGCATTTGGAACAGCAAAATTGCTCGGAGGTGCATAACATAACCTGACTCCAAACTTAATACCAATGCTGCCGTCATAAGTTAATACATTTCCATTCTCATCTAATACTTCTATTGCATCTCCAAGCGCTTCGGAAATTAATATTTCTTTATCTCCACGAAAGTTTCTTATTTCACTTTGTAGCTCTGTTATTGAAACCACTCCATTTAGAAGTGTTGTGAAACTACTGCTTCTGGTTCCTTTGGGTGTCACCACTGCATACTTTTCTAAAAAGAAAACTCCATTGTTTTTGATCTCATCTGTAATTTCTAAATCCTCTAAAGGATTTTGTACAGAAGGATCTTGTACTACTTCATTTATGTCACCATACGGAAGAGAGGATTCCCCTACCGGTCTTTCGACTTCCGAAAGGCCAGCTTGTATTGTGTGATTTTTACAAATGTTGCTAGCACCAATAAAAAATTTGCTAAGATCAAAGATATAAGGCTGCGGGACGAAGAATTCATCTAGCTTATCAGAATAACCTTCTAGTTCTGCTCTTATGTGAAATCTTAAAATTGACTTACTAAGCATCATGCTGTTGTGTAGGTCAAATTCCCTTGTGATCGTTTTTAGTCTTTTTAGGCTAAGAACCTTGATCCTTACTCTTCTTTCGTCTTTCTTTTTCTTAAGTAGTGTATCCCTATAGTCTTTTCCGTATGCACCAAAAGCAAGGGCATTTAGCAGACGAATTCCCCTATTCTGTGCCTTTTGAGAGGACTGGTTGCGCTTGAATTGTACCGCGACTATGTTCCCTTCAAAATCTAATGAATAAGATCCTATTGCTCTTATCAATCTTATGTCTTCTAACTCTGGTCTGAGATAGTTCTTGGAGATTCTATTGGTGTCACGCAGCATACTTAGCAACAAAGGTTCTCTCGGCAAAGTTCCTTCTTTGACTTTTCTATAAGATGATTGCACAACCTGCTCTAAAAATAGAAGCCAATATGTATACTCTTTGATTCTTGAAAATGTAAACCCGTCGCCAATGCCGCCCTGCTCTGTCATTTCTTCTTCCATCTTCTCTACTATCAAAGATAAAAAAGCATCATCATAATTTCTTTTAAAGTCTAGCTTTAATTGTGAAACCATCGGCATCGTTCTTAAAATGGCCTCAGAGCAATAGGCTCTTATGGTTGCAGTAATAACACCTTCCATGTAGGCAGTGCTACTTGGTGATAAAAGTTTATCAAATGCTGGTTCTTGAGTACAGGATTCATCTAATTCCATTCTTTTATCCGTTGGCAGAGTGTTTTGCAAACTAGAAACCTTATCTGAGATTTCTGTTAGATAAAGAAAGTCCGATCTTCTTGGATCACATCCATCAAGTTCTGGGACTACTATTTGCAATACTCTATACCATCCATCATGTTCGGTTGGTTCAAGATACAGTTTTGGTTTTGTGTATCTGCCTCCGTACTTTGCCGGATCTAAGAATTTAACTCTTTTGTTTCCTGTTGCGGACTTGCCCAAGGTCTTGTCCTCTTCTTCATATGTATATTCCCAAGTATCTGTATCGTCGGTGGCTTCGGGATTCACATATAACAAATCTTCATATGTTATTTTATCGTTATTGTAGCCAAATCTAAAACCAGTAGGAATCCCATCTGGTTCTCTGGAATCTTCTAAAAGAGAGTGTATAAGGGGTCCGGCAATTCCTGTATTCATTTTGTCATAAAGGGTATCTGTATTTTGTAAGTTGTTGACACCAGCACGAGACCAAGTTCTCTTGATATACTCTGAGAATAGGAAATTGACATACGGTTGATTTAATGTGTTCTCTCCCGAATCTATTTGTTGTACGAGCTTACTATTATTTTCAAGCCCATAAGGTATTCTTAATCTAAAATCGCGAGTTCTTTGAATGTTGTTATCTTTTATTCTGTTCAGGTCTGTTTTTCTTATAACGTATAATCCGTCTCTTTTAAAGCTATCATCTGAATTCGTATTGTTTTTATAAACTAAGTTAAAACCTTTATCAAACTCATAATCTTCGGGTTTTTCGCTAATGTCTTTGAAATTTAAAATAAAAGATGGACTATCCGGACCTGTTGTGAATTCTATTTCCTGTGTGGAGTCCATAAGCTGTTTTCTGGCATAGATTGAAATGGTATCTGGAAAAAGATGATTTGCTTCCGGTGTTGTTATTCCATCTTCTGTTTCTTGGTTGCCCTCAAATGTGTCTTCCGGAAAAAGCTTTTGGGCCATGATGGCTTTCGTTATGTATCCGGATTGATCGTATTTGTCCCTATGATCTTCAATCGAATTTGCTGCATTAGGGAACAATAAATCAAATCCAACTCTTGATTCATGCTGGAGAAAACCGGTTAGTCTTTTTCCACGAGAATCTGCCAAAATGTTATCAATAAATGCATGCCTGTGACCTATCATATCTCTTGTGAAGGCACTTGAAAGAGTGCCAAAGATACCTTCAGAAATCTGTGCTTGGAGTTGCTTTATTTCTTCTGGTGGAGGAGGTAGGATGTTTAAACTCTCAATACACTCCGGATCAGGGCTTGGTTCAAATGCTTTTCCAAAAAGATCTTCCAAGACCCCTTCAGGGCCATTTGCAAGCAAGTCCATTAGGTCTGCTAAATCTGATAACATTTTATCATTAAGGCCATTTACAAAGTCCTCAGCGGCATCAGAATCCAAGCCGTCATTTTGATAAAACTCTATTCTTCTTTGATCCCATGCCACTCTTTCTGAATTTGTAAGACAAATACTATTATCCATTGGTCTATTTGCAAGAGGAGATTCAGTGTCAAAACTATCTTCTAAACGGCCTCTTTGCTCCGGAGATAATAATGAACCCATTATACAAAAGATCTCTTTTACATCATCAGGGCCGTTTATAATTTCTAAGAGATCTGGATAAGTTACCTGTATGATTGCATAAATTGCTTTCCATACACGAGATGGCACTGAGGAACAATCTAAAAGTGCTTGTTTAATCTCATTTGGAGACATTGCTCTAGAGATACTATTTGCAATTGATGATTTAGCAGAATCTGGCATACCTGCTCGGCTTAGTAAATCATCCTGTGTATCATTAGCATTTCCATCAAAGTTACAAAACGCATCATTTATTGCATCTAACAGGCCATTTCTAGTCGTATCTTGACCTGAGATTTGGTTTGCCAACAAAGAGCCCAATGCTCCTATTGATCTGCATAGCGAATTGTCTAATAGTTCCAAAACTTTAACAAAAAGAATTAAAATCAGCTTATCTATTAGCTCAACAATTTTTTCTCTGAATTCCTGTAATAAGATGTTTATCACACCTTTAACACCAATCATTCTCAAAGAAGGTAAATTGGGTATTTCTGGTAGGATATAGCCATTGGCTCCATCTTCACAAAAGCCAATCTTAAGAGAGCCAAATAGATCGTCTATTCCAACTGTCAGATTGTTGACAGACGGACATGCAGCTTGTAGAAACACTTTTTTGAATACATTCGCACCGGGAATCTTATCAAGCATCTCAACCAATCGGTCAATACCTGCCAGCTCTATAATTGCTTCTACATATGCATCAAAAACTATCTCGACAGTTTCACTAAGATCGTTCAATTGCTTATCTCTATCTGCTGTATTATCGAATAGTTCTTCTTTTGCTGCTTGTTCGCTTGCCGCATCCCAAGGAGTCTTAAATGCAGCAGCGGCATCAGCAGAAATGTTTGCTAATTCTTCTTTTACTTTCTCTTCGACTTCAAGTTGAGTTTCTGGTGGTAGTCCTTGTAGAACCTTCTGCAATACAAATGGCGAAGTCTTACTTAGTGTAGATTTTACAATTATCGGTATAGCCTCTGCTAGTGACATGCCACCGAGCAAGCATTCTATTACATCAAATAGAACCCCTTCCCAACTGCATGGGTTTATTTTTGAAATTAAACTTCTGCCGGCATTTTTTGATATTCTTTGTGCCTTACCTTCTGTGCTAGCACGAGCGGCAAGCTTCTTTGCTAATGAGGGCTCCTCTGTTTCTGGGCCTTTGGCTTCGGCCCATAGTCTTTTTAAATTTTCGGAAGACAATGCTTCTGTAACTGGGAATTTTGTGTGCCTTTGTGTTCTTTTTAACTCTTTCAGTTCTTCTTGTTTTAAATTAAGAATCTGTTGTTGTTCCTCTACAAATCTAAGCGTGGCTTGTTCATAAAGATCAACCTCAGAAGTTCTCTCATCAACACTTAGTAGAAGTCCCGACAGGGCCCTATTGGCATTACTTATAATAGACTTAAGGGCTTTTACCTCTGTTTTTAGGATTTTTACAATTTCCAAATCATCATCAACTGCTTCGAGATCAACGTATCCTTGGATTAGTGCCTCTGGATTAGAGAAATCAAAGTTTAAAATTTGCTCCTCGCGGGCAGTAATAAATGACTGTATTCTTTGTTTCTCTAGCTTAACAGCTTCTTTGTCTATTCTACGATTTTTTCTTCTGGTGGTTCGCTGTTCTTTTGTTAGCTTTTCCTTTTTTATTTTTTCTTTGGTTTTAGTTACCAAGTTGTTGTTTCTGTATTCTTCAATGGTTTGACAATTGCGTGTACTGAAAGTGAATTCTATCATTTCTCTAAAGCTTAGAGCCTCTTCCAGCAAACCATCTCTGATTTCTGATAAATACGTGTCGCTAATGCAGGAATCAAGCTCTTCGTTGGTAGAGTCAACAGAGCCAAAGTCTATTGTCAAAGGTGGGTAAGTATGGTCCGCTACAAAATCCAGCCACGGCACAGGTTCAGATGAATTTTCGATTTCGCTCAACATATCATTTAAATTTGAAATGTAGTGCATGAGGGTTTGATTCTTGACCTCTTCTTTTTCGCGAAAGGAACCTAGACCTCTAAGTTTCTTATATGGACACCCCTTGTACTTAGCCTGAATTGATTTGATAAGATACGGCCTTGTGGGGTCTCTTTTGTCAAAAACAATCTTTATCTTATGAGCGGTTCTTACTCCTTTGCGACGACGCAATTTGTAATTATTGTCTTCTAATAGCTCCTCTAGAGAATCTTTGAACTTTTCAAATAAATTTGGAAACTTTGTAAGTCTAAATTTCTTAGTAGTGTCGCCGACATCCTGTAATAAAGAAAGTCGCTGAAGCATGTAATATAGAGACTGGTATCTGGAATAAAGTTTAAAAATCGCTTTCATCTGAAGGATGTTATTCTTGAATGCTCGTCCGTCCAATACCACGACTTTATCAGTTTGAGTGTTTACTTCTATCTCATCCTGTTCCTCGTCACCGAACGGGGCATTGACCAACACATCAATTGCCTCTGCTGGGATTGAGACTAGAATTTGAAATCTTTCGAAACTATCACCATAGTAGATGTCTTTAACGAACGCTTTGATCTCTAATGCTTCTAGATTAAAACGATTCTCAGGGTCTTGCTTATTGTAGTCAACATCTGATTTCATTTGGCCAGATAGGCTTTCAATTTCATCCAACTGAATTATCAGTTCTGGTGGTAGGTACAATCTGCAAACCTGTGAGGATCTCTTAGGAGGGAAAGCACAAACAACCGAATCTAATTCAAGCTTAGAGTATTGTCTTAGAATTTTTCTAATCCCTTTTTTAACGGACTTTTGTGCTAAATAGTTTATTTCCGCTTGTGATAAATTTCTGGGATTTTCGGAAGAAAGTATCGCTACTTGATATTCACAAACACTAAGATTTAAATACGGATCTGTTGTCTCCCACCAAGTGGGTTCAACATAATCTGGATCGATTGTGCAAGTTGGGCACACCTTTACAGAACTTGGTGGCTCCGGTGGTAGTTCGCACACTTCGTTTTGAAGATTTTTAAATTTTGATTCCGCCATTGTTTTTCTCAGGTTGTAAATACAGTCTTACTTAGAATGTAACTATCTTTGTTTGGTATTTGGGATGTGTTTAGATCATCGATTATTTTATTTAATGCGTCTATGTAACCCTCTGCTTGGTCTTGCAAATCTTTAGGTAGCTTGTTTATCAGACCAATAGCCAAATCCGGTGATGGAAGTGTTACTCCGGTTAGTGGATCGCCATGAATGTGTAAGATTAGCATCAATCTCAATTGCATGATTTCTAAAATCATCTTTTGTATTGATAGGTTGTTTTTGTTTATTGAAGCATTCATCTTCTCTAGAGCAGAAGCTAGTTTGTTTCCTAATACCATAGGTTCTAGCTCTAAGCCTTGGGCTCCGATAAGCTCTATTTTATTATCAGCAGTATCTATCTTTCTTCCATGAGCATCGGTTTCTCCATCTTTTCCAAGACTTACAGCATCAGACTTTCCTGCTTTTATCTTCACATTTCTTCGGCCCACTACCAATACTGTGTCGGCTTTTATTCCTATTCCGGATACCCCTCCACCACTTGATCTCTGTGGCTTATCAATAGCAAATTTGGTTCCTTCGGTTATGCCAAAGGCTGTGTCTAGGTCTGTTCTTTGTGAAATATAGATTCTGGCTGCGTCGGTAAATGGGTTTTTACCAACAACGGTATCTTGATCCAAGCTCAAGCCTTTATCTCTATAAGAAGAACCCAAGCCAACCACTAGATCGATTGCATTAGATGCAGGAGTGCCTTTTCCACCATAACCGGAAGAGAATGTGGATAGCCGATCTTTTCCTAAGATTATTCTGGAATTCATTCCTCTTTTTCTAGCCAAGGGCAACACTATCTCTGCTTGTGCTTGTTCGTATGTTGGTTCTCTTTCTGTTGGAACTTCAGTGTTTAAAGCACCAACGAGATTGCCAAGCTCTATAAGCTCTTCTTCTTCAATAGTTGATTTATTTAATACGGGGCTTTGTTTTGGCATTTTATTCTCCGGCTGTACTTTGTAATAAATTCAAGTGCATATGTTCGTTTTTAGCCGGTGTGCCTTCGGCATCTCTTTTTGCTTTTTGATCTCGGAAAGTGGTTTCTTCATAATATTCAATTTGGATTGATTTTGCTAGCTTGGTGTCTTCCGCTGCTTTTTTGAACTTTGCTAGTTTTGTGGCAACATCACCACCGAGAATGTTCTTTGTTCTTAAATCCATGGCACCGGCTCTCAAGTGTTCGGACATGTATCTATTATCATTAGTAATTGCATTCCTTATGAGTTCTTCTAACTTCTGAATTCTGTTTTCGCGAGTTTGATCACTTTTAGCCGCTTCTCTAAACGGCTTCCAATACGGTTTTTTGTAGGGCCACCAATTAGCATTACTATCCACACCATTTACTACCACAATTGCTTGTTCGCGGATTGTCCGTTGCACAGAAGTTACAACTACTTCATATCCTTTGAACTCTGTGTATGTTTGAAGGTTCCTTGCGAAGCTATCTAAAAATGAAATCATAGCAGGTGTGGCTGTCTTTCCTTGATTGGTTAATTTTGTACTAAGTTTCCATCCAACAGGGACAGTTATATCTTCCATCGTTACGATTTCGCTCTGGTTATCAAATGCTGCTTGTGCTGGTCCAGAGGGCTTGGTATTGAGAGAAGCTTCCGGCGGAATAGAAATTCTAAAATAATCACTATTAGAGCCACCAGTTGGAGTAAATCTTGGTATACCATCAACAAATTCTATTTCAACTATGGAGCCTCTATTTAGGGAGGTTCCACCTTCAACTTTGTTTTTTGAATAAATGATTGGATGACACTCAATTAATCTTTCAATTTGGTTATAAGTTTTTTTTTGCTTAAAGAATGCAACAGGATCAGGCAAAATCATATCATGAATTCCTAAAATCCTTACTTTTGCTGCTCTGTAAACACCAGTTTGTTTGCCATCTAGCTGTGCTTCTTGCGAAATCGTATTATCAGTTGATTGGTCCCCATCAGATACTATTATACCCTGAAGGATGGATCTTTGTTTTATCACATCCGTCAGGGTTCTTTCTAATGATTCATCTTGTATACTCTTACGAAACTTGTAAGAAGAAACAGGACTTGTTAGAAACTCCATAGCAGCCGTTATAGCATTGCTTATTGAAGCCATTATTCTTCGCCCTTTATAGCGGAATAAATTTCTTCCATGTCCTTCTCTGTTAAGCCTTCCACTTTTGTCTCTTCTTTTGCAATTAAAGAAGTAATCTTCACTAGCTGCTCGTTTGATCGCTGTAATGTTTCAACATACTTTGATAGAACAAGGCCGATGTCACGGTGCCTTGATTCGTCTTTGGCTAAATAGCCGATGGCATCTTTTAAAAGGTCATTGGTAACTTCTCGATCTTTGCGAATGTTCTCAACAACCTCGTCGATGTATTTATCTATTTTTTTACTCATACCGTAAATAGGTGCGTCTAGATTTTACCATTATCCCAGTTCTTGCGAAAGATTCTATATCTTTTTCTCATTTTATTGAGCTGTGATACAATTTGCTTAGTGTTTAATCCAGTAATCTCTCGGAGATAAAGATAAATGGCCTTTTTGTTCAGCATGTCTAGTTCGTCAACAGATGCAAATAGTTGACGAATCGCATTGTATACCGCCAATTCGTTTTCAGACATTTTCTTAGAATCCCAAGAGTCAATCTCTTTGTGGAAATTTTGCCAGAATTCTTTCTCTATGTATCCCTCTACAATTGGGTTGTTAGAGGTCTGCATCGCATCGTTAATTTCTTTTCCAACCTTTTCGTATTCCACTTCTCGTTTGGCACGCTTAGTGGTCTTCTTAACCTGATGAATGAACCAGTTCTTAGTTATCACTGAGAAGTATGAGAAGGCTTTAGAACCTCTATTTGGATCATACTTTGCTAAAATAGTGGTTAGCCATACTTTGCAATCATTTCGCAATTCATCAATGTTTGGTAATGTTGTGAATCTATAAGTAAACACAATCTTATCAACCATTTCGTTGAAAGCGGGTTGAATGAGATCCTCATATAATTCAGATCTTCTTAAGAAAGTTGTATTTGGTTGGCAATATTCAACTATTGCGTCTTCGTGAACCTGCGTAAAATACATGTTCTTCTTGGACTTGGGTCTCGGCATTTAATTTTTCCTGTGTTGGGGTTTCCGACTCATCTTCTATAAATTCTATTGGTTCCGTAATTAGAACCGCTTCTTGATAATCTTCCAAAACATCAAGAAGAGAAGCGGTGTGGAGAACTAGATCTTTGATCTGCTGATCTCCATAAAACTGCTCCAAATTGTGCACACCCTGTAGGTTTGCTCTGTATACTTCAATTATTTGCACCAGATCATTAATGTTCTCACTAATCCAAGTTAGTCTACCTAGTAGTGCTCGGACATACCAGAGACCAAAAAGGTTAAGTATTGTGGACATTATTAGACCAAGTGTGAGTGCAATGTTAATCGTCATAAGTTTGGTTCCTTGCTTCTTTATCCATAGCATCAAGAATTTGTTTGTTTTCTTTGATAGCTTCATGAACTCGTTTTTCCTCATCAGAAATCGGCTTGAGGGTTCTGGTAATCTGAGGTATTCGTGTAAGACAACTGGATGAGAAGCACAGTTCGCAGTGGTCTTGTGTTTCGCTCATGCCGTGAACAGTCTTAAATTGACTGTTGCACTTTGAGCATTCGTAAAAATAACGAGGCATTAATCCTCTTTACCTGTGAGAATTACAGGCTTTTTATCAGCTTTAACAACCGGAGGGTTTGTTACTAATAGCTCTCCGTCATCCATAAGCTGAAGTTCGAAGTTTTTAAGAACAGGGACAATGTCCGTTTGTTCCATGAGGGATTTTTGAAGCGCCATCATAATGGCTCCCATTGCTTGATCAGATAATTTCATTTTTTCTCCTTAAAATTTTTATTATAACATAGATTATCAGAATTGTCAAATCCATAGCGCTTTTTTAAAAGATAAACCAATTTTTTTAGATCAAGTTCTCTTTTGAAATTCTTAAATTTTCTTGTTGATTTGGCTTGATTGACAACAAAATCAAAATCAACCACTTTATCTAGACACACTACAGGTGTCGCATACTTATCTAAATCAAAATCTATCATTTCAGAAATAATAGGTAATAATAGACCCAAAGCTCTACCATGTGAAAAACCATAATATCCAGTTAAAGGATAAGATAAAGAATGTAAAATAGTTGTTGGGGTAATCTCAATAGCCATACCAGCTAAATTTCCAGCATAGATTAAGTCATATAGTGAGTTGCTTGATTTTAATATCTCTAATGATTCCAATATCAATGATTCACTTTCTTTATTTGTATCAACAGAATTGATACTATCGATACAATGACTCAATAAATCACACTTTGTATCATTAATTACATCTTCAGGCAAAGTATTCAAAAAAGACTCTTCAATCACCACACTACTAGCTTTCCTGGTTTTAACACTTAGCTTTTTCTTATCTTTCCAAATAACCGAATGTGAAGTGTAACATGCTCCAGAGGCTGTTGTTGGGTAGCATACTAATTCTCCTTGAGATATAATTTTTGCCATATCTATTACCGCTCCTCCACCAACAGCTATTACTCTATTTTTTGTTTTGTTCATTTTTAAATGATTATGTTGCAACTTACCACTCACTATGATATGTTTTTTTATATCAGGAAAGTACTCTCTAGTTGATTTAGAGCATATTAATAATGTTTCTTGCATTTTGTTCAAATCCTATATTCACTCTTTGTTCTTTTCCGTCACATGAAATTTTGTAAATTTCATCTACACCAACATATGACTCCTGAAGGCTGGAACACCATTGACCTCCAACTGATTCATGGCAACCATTATCTAAAACATAGACAAATAAATTACCTTTAGAATAGTCTCTAATTGTGTGTGTAGATCCTAGATGCATTAATAGACTAGCATCGCCTGTGATTACAACGATGTTCTTCTCAGTACATAAAGAAGCTCCTAAGCCTATGCTAGGTGCCAAACCCATGCTTCCTTGCATATAAAAGATATTCTTGTCATTTGGAAAGATTGTTTCCACCGCTCGAGAAATAAAACCAGTAGGAACAATATAGACTGCTTCTTTTTTGTGTGTTTTAAAAATATCTTCTATTGCTTGCTTTCTACTTAACATTGTTCTCTCCTTTATAGATATAATAATTTTTATAACCTATAAGTTTCATAATTTCATCATCTATCAGACCCATTATTTTATGTTGTTCCAATGTATGCCTGTGTCCTATTATTATAAAAGGACAGACACCACATGGGATACATAAACTAGTTATTGGATTAATTGCATTGCCTATACCAGAATTTTGCATATAGACACAAGCTTTTTTACCTGCAAGCATGGCTCCAAATGCAATTGCAATTGCTTGTCCTTCATTGACAGCAACAACATGTTGTTTTTCAGATTGATCTATTTTTTTTATTAAATTTTTTAAGGCACTGTCTGGTACCCCTGTGAAGAAATCATACTCTTCTATTATTTTGTCGTTGAAAATTTTTAATTCTTTCATGATATACCTCATATAATTTTTTGCGTAAAATTGCAACATTTTCTTTTTTAACATTTTTATCAAAGTCTATTGTTTTCTGTTTTTCATAGTCAAATCTAAAAAATTTATACTCTTTAGTCACAGCATGATAGCTTAGTTGATATAGAACATTAGCTTCCATTTCACATAACACAGAAAAAGTAGTTGTCTGTGTATTATCTATTGCTCCTCTTCCATCTTCCGAATAATAAAACTCTTTCATAAAGTTGGTACTCTTGTTGTATACTAAATTGTTAAAATAGTGGGCAAAATCAGTAATATGAGCTATTTGTCTATTATCTTCAATTTGCTTTATATTGTTTTTTATAGCAGACCAACAAATTGTAGAGTGAGGAGGTGTCATATATTTATCTATATAAGCCCAGTTTCCATGATCTCCAAAGAACCAAAACAAAGTGTCATCTTGTTCAAAATCTATAAAATTAATTATTTCCTCAAACATTTTTTTTGCATCCTTTGTTTTTGTAAAAAACTCACTATTACAATCATAAGCATCATGAAGATGATTTAATTTTATAAAATTTAATCTATTTTTCTTTTTATGTTTTAGTAGATCTTCTATCTTTTTCTTTTCATCAATAAAACTTTTATATATTATTTTGTTGACTTTTTTATTTACTGTAAAACATTCATTTTCTAAAAAATCTATATTCTTATCATCTGATAAATAATTTATTTCCCAACTATCGTCTAATGAGTTTAAAATTATTTTACTATCCCATACAGATTTTTCTTCTTCGTTTAATTTTGAATAAACACTACCATAACCTATTCCCAATTTATTTATTTTGCTTGGTAACAATCCGCTAAAGAACGAAACCAACGAAGTTGTTGTAAAACTGTTAGTAACACAAGTTCTGTAGTCTAGTGTCTTACTAGTTAAGGAGTTTTTGATATCTTCATCATATTGTAAAGCGTCAAATAAAAAACAATTAATATTCACTTAATCACTCTCCGGAATTAATTTTATTATTTCCTTTATTGGCATACAAAAAGGGTCACACTCATAAGATCTGCTGTTTTCTAAAATCATGTTCATTACTTTTAACATAGAAGGGTAAGAACTTCTCAATAAATGATTGGCATAAATAACCAAATTTACCCCCAATAAATGCAATTGTTCTTCATCTATGTGGTTATAGGTTGTTGGTACGACTATTAGAGGTGTATTAGGATCTTTTTTTCTAAATTCTTTGCAAAAGTGTTCTATTTCATCTGATTTTTTCATTTTGCTATGTATCATTATGCCATCGGCTCCGCTTTCTACATATTTTTTTGCTCTGATTAATGCGTCTTCTACACCTTTATTTAAGATTAAACTCTCTATTCTGGCTATTATCATGAAGTCTTTTGTTATAGTAGATTTTTTTCCTTCTTTTATCTTATGGCAAAATGAGCCTACATCGTCTTGTCTTTGATTGCTTGTATCTTCAAATAAAGAATTTCTTTTAATTCCCACTTTATCCTCTATTATTACAGCAGAAACTCCCAATCTTTCTAGTGTTTTTACCGAAAATCTAAAATGTTCAATTTTTCCGCCGTTGTCTAAATCTACGATCATGGGTTTGGTTGTGACATCAAATATCTCATTTATCGTTTGTGAGATCGTGGTGATGTCGATATATTGTATATCTGGTTTTCCTTTTACAGTGGAGTGGGTCAAACTACTTAACCACATTCCATCAAACTCTTTATTATTTTTACTTGCTTTTTCAACCATCAAGCCTGTTAAGCCATTATGAGCTTCTATGATTCTTGTCATTTTTTTTAAATTTAAATTTTTTCTTAACTTTGATCTTCTAATTTCTACCGTTGTTCCTTTCTTTTTTTGGACGTTATTTAATATTGTTGACGATATGTTTTTTGTATAAGGGATTTCAATCAACTGTCCGTTCCATCCCTTTAATGTATCAATAACGTTGTCCCTAGTATTTTTTTGTGTACCTTGTCTCCAATCATCACCATGAATAACATAATCTGGTTTTAATTTTACTAAGTTCTCTGTATAGTCTAGTGTATTTTGTTTTACAACAGTGTCTACGAATTTTAAGCTCTCAAGTATTTCTTTTCTTTGTTGAAATGACATAAATGGAGTTCTTTTATAATCACTTATTGCTTCATCACTTAGTAGCCCAACTATCACGTAGCCATGCTTACTAGCCTCTTTTAAAATATTGATATGTCCATTGTGCAATATATCAGCACACATCCCAGCATAAACTGTTTTTTTCATTTTTTATCTCCGTAAATATTTTCGTATTCCTTCCAGTTGGTCCTAGAAGAATCATGATGGGGCATTTTGCTTAAATCAAAATCGTAACCACCTAGTTCATGAAATTTAGGCATGTTTCCTCCACTCCACATTCCCCAAACCAATTGATCTTCTTTAAATAATCCTAATGTGACCATTTCTTTTATTGTATCTATGTCTATTCCTAATATATTAATTTTTTCAGGACATTGTCTAGACACCGCTCCTTTGTGAATCCAATATGTAGGGAAATTATTATATGTTTCATCTGCAAAGGCTAACACTTGATAATTCAAAACATTGCTATATTTTGTACCATTGATTTCAAAATCCCATGGAGATGTCGTGTTCTTTAAAATTTCAATTAAAAAATCCTTATTCCACAAAGATGGTTGTGTAGAAACTCTATAATCTGTATATCTTTCTTTACATATTAATGTTAAATTTTTTATGTTTTTTAAAACATTGTATTGCCCGTAAGTATAAGAGTCATAAGTCAAATCAAATCTTCCAATTTTTTTATCTTTTTTAAGAAGCTGGTTTACACTATTTAATAAATTCAAATTGGGCTCTTTTGTTGGAAAAAAATCCTCCAAGGTAAAAATGATCTGTTCCTCCTGTACTTGTTGTAAATATTGTAAAATATACTTAGACCAACTCTTGGCTCCACCTTTCTGTTGAATATCTATTGATACGAAATTCATTTTAGAACTAATCTCAAAATCCGGTTTCTTGAATCCTATAACATCTATTTTTGTTTGGCTTGGCCAATATTTATCAAACAAATATGAAGACATCTTTAGAGTATAAAGAGTCTCATCACATATTGGCATGATGATTTTTGGAATCTTATTTTTTACACAATATTGCATAGTTTGTTTTCTCATTTGTTTTTGGATTCTCTTCTTCTATTACCACATTAGAATAAATTTTTTTTAATTCACCTATAAACCAATCTTTTTTTTCTTCACTTCTGTGGTTTGTCAAGAAATATCCATATTGACTTTTTTTTATCACATTATCTAAATAAAACGAAGCACCTTTTTTATCCAGCTCAGAAACACACCAATTCGAAACGACTATATCATATTCCTTTTCTGGTATGCTAGTTGTGGGGTGAAAACAAGTATTTTTATACTTAAACATGTCTAGATATTTTTTAGCCAATCCTAGTGTTTGCTTTCTATCTATCAAGTCAACTTCTTTACATCCATAATCAAGAAATATTTTAGATTGCCCACCATAGCCAGATCCAATTTCACAAATTTTTTTATTTTTTATGTTAACTAATCTTGTATTTATATCATGTGTGATTGATAAAAAATAAAGAGTCCCGGGACTTATAATGCCTGTTTTTGGATAATAATAGCAAATTGGGTTTCCAAAAATATCATTTGTTTTATATTTTTTTATTTTTTCCATCATTTCTGTGTTTTTTAAAAAAGCATACCAAATATCGCTAATGTCTTTTGATCTCACATCGTTTCCAATAATTTTTGTAAAAATTGGGCTTCTTTTAAAATTCGCAAACTTACTCTCATCAAGACAGATTTTTTCACATTCTTTGAGAAATAGATCCTCCAAGCCATCTTCTTGGCACATCTCCCATTCACCTTTAAATGATTTATATGTCATATTAACTCCTTAATTTCTTCAACAGTAAATTTTTGCACTTGATCAGAGGATGGACCATTTTTAAGAATCTTTTCATGTTTGTTTTCTCCCTGTTGTAGGCCAATTGTTTTAACTATAATTTTTTTATCATTAGCATACTTCTGTATCATTGCGGACAACAAATTGCCCATCGACATAGACTTCATATGTGGACAGTAAGGCGTTGCATCTTTTGACTTTTCGATACATTCAAACAAAAGGTTGACTGCTTCGGATACAGTCCAAAAGAATCTGGTAGCTTCGGGATCTGTTATGATCACTTCTTTTCCTTCTTTTATGAGTTTTTTCCACTTACACAGAACCGACCCTGTTGAATACAATACGTTACCGTACCTGACTACTCTGTATTGAGTTGTGGTGTTCACTTTTTCAAATTGCTTAAACAATTCTTCAACCAAGTATTTTGTTGCGCCGTACACTCCATTAATTTGTGCAGCCTTGTCAGTGCTCGTTGTAATTAAAACATTTGGGAGAGTTGTTAGTGAGCATTCCAAGATATTTAACGAACCTATTAGATTTGTTTTAATACATTCTCTAGAATATTTTTCTGCTAATCCAACATGCTTAAACGCCGCTAAGTGAAAAATATAGCTTTTATCTTTCATCGCTTGATAAACTTCAAACTTATCTGAAATATCGCCTGTTACAATATCAATTTCTGGGAAGGACTGTTTTAATTCAATTAATTTTCCCTCATCTCTAGCAAACAGGGTTATATTTTTATTTTGCTTATATAATATCCGGAGTAACTCTTTTCCTAAAAACCCAGTTCCTCCAAATATTAATATTTTTTCATCACTATTTAAAAAGTTTTTCATATTTGGCAGACCTCCTAAGCTTTTTTTCAACCTCTAGTTGAAGTTTGTTATTTTTTTTATGATCATTTAAAACATTTGTATCATTCCAAACATAAAGTAATTCATTTATATACAAACTATTATTACCAGCCATCTCTAACATTGGAAACATAATAGCTAGATCTCCTGTAATAGAGTAAAAATTTCCTTGTTCGTTAATTAAACTATGTTGTTTTATGCTTTTAAACAAAAATGACTTGAACGTTCTAAGGTGTGAAGTGCTCCATTTGTACTCTCTAAAAGAATTTGAATCAATAATATGTTGAGGTGTTTTAGAGCTAAATTTTCCTCTTGTTTTGGTGGATAAATTAATATAGCTTCCATATGTAAGCCAACAGCCAAACTTATTATAGCGTTCATTTAGAATAGAAAATACGCTCTTTCCGTAAAAGAAATCATCACCATCTAAAATAACAATAATATCGTTGTCTGATGTTTTATTGTGTACAGTATCATAAATGTTTTTTAAAGAGTATTTTTTTTCAACATTGCTAATTAAATTTATTTTTGAATGATTTCTAATCAAGTTGCTTAAAACATGATTAGAGTTATCTGTGCTCATATCGTCGATAAAATACGCTTCATAATTATCATAATCTTGTATAGCCACAGAATTAAAAGTTTTTTTGATAGTTTTAGAAACATTATAAAATGGGATTATCACAACAAATTTATTTTGCATTAATTACCTCCATAAGATTATTCACTATTTCTTGTCTTTTGTTGAGCATGTGGTCAATCAACTCTTCGCCTTTTAGCTGAAACCAATCTTCATAAGAGGCGCCAACTCTCTTATTTGTGGTAACACTTATGTTCATCATTCTTGCTTCAACTACAACTCTAGACAGGGTTTCGGGTGTTTTTGGTAAAAATATAAATTTTTCATTATTAGACAGCAAACTTAAAAACTCCTCATAATTTTTTGATGAGATTAATTCATACTTGTAGTCTTTTTTATCACAATAAAAACAAGTCTCTTTTGTGTTCTTGTGACTGATGGGAGAGTTCATGATAGAAAAGCAATCTTTTTTTTGCTTTTTGCTTAACGTTTTCATCATTCTTAGTGAATCTAGAGACCATAAATTACCTGATACATTGTGTAGGTTGTCAAGATTTAAATTTTTCTTTATTATTGACTCATGAAAAGTGCTTTGGCAAAGCACTGCCTTGGCATTTTTATAGAATTTATGGTTGATAATCATGTTATGGGGTGCCTTGTAGTTTTTAAATTTTGCTGGGTTTCTGTTTTTTAAATACTTGTGATCATGTTCGTATATAATGTAATCACAAGTGTTTTGAATCTTATCTAAAACCCTGCTGTTTAGCATAACAAAATTTGATATTATATAAAAACATGCTGTATCAGTATGGTCTTCTAATATTTGAAAAGTTCTAAGCCTTTGAACATTGAGTCCTCTGTTTGCTAATTCTAAACAAAGTTCGTAATCATTCAACTCTCCTCCGCCAACTACATCTGATAATAGGGTGTCAGAAAGATACACGACATTAGTCATTTTCCACCATGGTGCTCTCCAATTCCTCAAGCCAAGAATCAATAGTTATCACGTCACCATAAATTGATGTCACAAACCCTTCAAACAACTTATTGTCATCAAACTTATCAACAAGAAGAGCCTGTAATTCTCCAGCAGTCTCCTGACATCCGTCCAAGTTCTTCAAAGTCTTTCTAAGAGTCATCTTGTAGCTTCCTTGATCAGCAAATGCCCACATCGAATCAGGTTCGATAACACCTTTCCACACAGCCTGTTTCTGTACTGGTTGCAGTGTATAGTCAACCGATTGGAAGTAATCCTTCCCTTCATGGTGAAGAAAGTCCAATTGACCAGACCAGCCAGTTGCAATAATCGGCAAACCCTCTCTCGCAGCTTCAAACAAAGGAAGGCCAAAACCCTCGCCATGTGAAATATTGACAAGTGCTTTGACCTTCGGGTGTCCATACAACCAAGTCATTTGACCTGCTGATAGGTCTCCATGGAGGAGATGTACTTTACATTTTCTATCTGGATATTTAGATAGGAGTGTTTGAAGATGTCCCTCTACCATCGTAAAATCCATAATACAATTACTTTTAAAGTTGGTCTTAACGACTAAGCCAACCTCTTTATCAACAAACTCTTCAACCCACCATGTTAGTGCATTTTCAAAGTTCTTTCGTGGACCCAGCTGAGATACCATGAGAAAGTTGTTTTCAAATTCTAAATCAAAACTTTCAATCTCTTCCGGTTCGGATCGTACGGTGCTTTCCCACACAACCTCCAATGGAGTCTCACATCGGTATGGAACTACCTCGCCAGTCTGTTGGTTTGTTGCATCGGCAACCGTATCAATAATAGATGTTCTTGCATGATTTGACACCACAAGTACCTTATCCATTTCGTTACATTTTAATAGCCACTGTGGGGAGCATTTTGTTGTTTCAATGCCTGCTGTGTATCCTATGTTTACAGGACAAATCTTTTCAAATTCATTTGGAATTGTAACTTGCAAACTAATGTCTGGTTGTAGTAATCCTTGCTGTAACTGAACCTGAGTTTCTGTTATTCGTTCATCGAGCCATTCTCTAAATTCACTTTGTTCCCAAATCCAACCGGTTTTGCCCCAGTTGATTGGCTGAACATAAATGTCAAAGAGGTCTTCTCGGCTTCTTAGTGCGCGAAGAGCAAACCTTGCTTGTTCTCCGTATCCGGATTGTGATAATACCGGCCCTCTTACGTAAATTTTCTTTTTCATGCGATCTCCTTAAATCTAATGCCGTTGTAACCATTTCTTGTTTCCCAAGATCCTGATTCTAGAACCTCATCAACAAGATCTACCCAATATCTTTGAAAATTAACAAAATTGTAATTGTCAAGTACATGTTGGCGACCTTTGGCACCTATTTCTCTGCGGTTTTCATTACCCATTGAGTATAGCTTCGTTAAGGCAGAGTGGAACTGTGCTTTTGAAATTCTATCTTCATAAATGTAAGGAACCTGTTGAGATCCAATAATAGACTTAGAAGAGGGTTGGATACCAACGCCGTACCACTCAGTACCGTCTGTGACTTGCTCTTGAAGCCCACCTGTCATAGTGGCGATAATGGGCGTGCCGCAGGAAAGCGATTCAAGAGTTGCTAAGCCAAAACCTTCAGCATCAGATATGTTAATGGTACAATCTACCATATTATATAAGGCCGCGAGCTGTTCGGGAGGTAGCTTCTGAGTGGAGAGGAGGATCTGACGTTGTTCCAACCCAAGGTGGTTTATGATGTGTTCCAGATCCTGACCGTGTGGATCTTTCGGTTCGGTATGCATAATAAGTTGTGCTTTATCATGCAAATCCTTTTTATCAAGCCACTCTTTAAACCACCAAATGAGTGTGCCTGATTGCTTGCGGCGAGCATTGCGATTATTCCAAAAGAAAATGACCTTGTCACGGTCTTCTTCCGGAAGAGTATCCTCGCGTATTTTTGCTACCTCGGAAGGCAACAATGGCTTGAACACATCGGGATTAACTGCATGCGGAATATAAGTGCATGCAACTTCCGGTGCTACTGTTCTAACGATATCATCAGTAACTTTAGAGATAGTGACAACATGGTCGTTAGACAAATAATAGTTCCGGTTGAAATGAGGATAAGGATAGTTGTCCCACACATGGTAATATACCATCGGGCAAATTGGCCTAATTTCATTTTCAATCTCCCATAGCCATCCCCAGAATCGGGGATCGGTCATAAACCAAATCATGTCTGGTTTTTCAGTTCGGATTACGGAACGTATCATTTCTGCTGTTCCATAACCGTCAACAGGAATAATTCTCCAGTCTTCGCCATAAGGCTCAACTTGGATTGGATTATAATCCTGATGTTTCATTGCTCCGCCAAAGCTCAAAACAGAATACCGCCCAGTGTTGAGAAGAGCCTCACAAATGTACTTTGTTTGGGTTCCAACACCAGACGGTGATAGAGGATGGTCGGAAAGTGTTAAAATCTTTTTCTTTGACAAGTAAACCTCGCTTGTTGTTATTTATCTATAATATAACATACTAAATTAAGGTTGTCAAGAAAAAAGTTAAACTTTTTTATTTTTTTATCTTGGGCAATGTTTTGTGTTCTTAAATTCGCAATACGTACAAGAACCTCTGTTCTTTATTTTTAAACCACTTGTGATAGTTTTTATACCTCTTATTAAAAGATCTGTTGCATTTGCAGTTTTCTTTGGACCAGAAGTGACCCTGAAGATTTCAACTTGATCTTTCTTAGCTGTTCTCTTAAGAAGAGCAAAGTGAGTTTCAACATCTTTGGGGTCAATGTTGTGCTTTTGACAAAAGAATTTCTTATATAAGGTCAACTGATAGGTTACGAGTTTTTCAGAGCGCTTTCTTGCATCCCAGCCCCATGAACAAGTCTTCCAATCAATGATGTGGTACTTTCCATCCATGGTTTTTAAAACCAAGTCAATGTATCCTTTGAATTTGTAATCGGTCTCAAAGTCTTGTATATCTTCATACAACATCTCTTCAACTGAGAAAACATCGTAGTCCTCAAAGTATTTTATAACCTCTGGGATTATCTTTGGTGTGATGCCTTTTGCTTGTGACAACATATCATTTGTAAGCTTTTCATTTACTTCAACCTCTTTCACAAGAAGTTTCATGATTTCTTGCTCAAAGGCTGTTTCAAAGTATTCATCAAATTCATCATCTTCAATGCTCTCTACAATTGCGTTTTCACACAAAGAGTGCAGAGCGCTTCCAAAGGCAGTGAATTCATTACCAAGAAATTTCTTTACCTTGTTTATGTAAACAAGATTGTGTTTCCATGGGCACTCGGCCCATGTTTTAAGTTCAGAAAAAGATATATGCATTAGTCCTCCAAGTCAGCAAGTTCTTGTAGCTTAGAATATAACACACTATTGTTTTTTGTCAAGCTCTTTTTCTCTCCTATATAAAATTCTTCAAACCCACGAGCAAAATATTCTCTTATGGATGTAGCTGAATAGGGTGATGGAAAAATACCAACAACATAATTCCATAGTGCTGTATATCCCAATTCCTTATAAAGATAATCGTCTACTTCTTGATCAAATCCCAAGGAGAAACGAAACTGTGCTGGTGGTGAAGGTTGTTTACTGGATGCTAAGACATTGATCAATTGGTGCTTTTTTAATAAAAACTCTCTTTCCAAAAGCTCATCTCCATAGATAATTTCGGAATAAGTATTTTCAACAGCATGAGCAAGCTCATGTACAATGTCATCAATCATATCCATTTCATCTTGTTGGTCATTAGTTACATAAATGGCACCATCTTCATAGAGGGCATTTACTTCTTTATTTATAAGCATGTCAAACTGTCCGATGTAGATTATATCAATGCCAGACAGTAGAAAGTGTGGAATTCTTGTTGTGATATATTTCACAACAAAACCAACGTCAATCTGTTTAGGTAGACTGTCTTTAATTATAATATCTATGCCATACAACTTATAATGATCCTTTAAAGCTTTTGATTCATTAATGGAATTTGAAACCCATTTCATATCAACTCCTATGTTATACTTCTAATATAACATGTAATCGTGAGATTGTCAAGGGTAATTATAAACTGCTTGGCCTTTTAGAGTATCTTAGATGCCAAGGTCGCGATTCTTGACCTTTCACCTTTCATAAACGTAACATGACCTGCCAAATCGTGCTCTTTAAATTTCTCAACGGCGTATGTTAAACCGTTGGAAGTCTCATCTGTATAAACATTATCTATCTGTTCTATATCACCGGTTAGGACAACTTTGGTGTTTTCGCCAATTCTGGTAATGATTGTCTTTACTTCATGTGCTGTTAGATTCTGTGCTTCGTCAATGACCATAAAAGCATTATTAATTGATCGACCACGGATGTAGGTTAATGCTTCAATTTCAATCTTACCTTGCTCTATGAACTCTTCAAACATAATCTTGTCTTGGCCCATGATCATTTCCATGTTGTCCTTAATTGGCATCAACCATGGCATCATCTTCTCTTTAAGATCTCCCGGCAGGAATCCTATGTCTTTTCCCATTGGTTGAACAGGTCTTGACACAACAAGTTTTTTGTATTTATTATTATGCATGCCAAGTGTTTGCTCCATTCCAGCAGCAATAGCCATGAGGGTTTTTCCAGAGCCTGCTCTTCCAATCAAAGAGACGAGCGGTATATCATCGTCAAACAGCAGATCAAAAGAGAAGCCTTGTTCCTTGTTTCTTGGTAAAACTCCCCAAGATGTCTCATGTTTTCGGTCTCTAATCTTCTCTAAGGGGTTTACCCTATCTATGTACCTTGCAAGTGCAGTTTTCTTCGGATTAGAGGAAGAAATCAGCATAATAAATTGATTTGCATACAACTTTATCTTTTTAGATTTTAAAAGGTCTTCATCTAGACGAATTTCTTCCCCAGCATAAAATTGTTCAACAAGCTCATCATCAACAACAACCTCTTGGTATCCTGTGTAAATCTTGTCTGTACTTTCAACTGCCTGAGAGGTCTTATATTCTTCTGCTTGGATACCAACAGCGTCGGCAATAACTCGCATGTTTATGTCACGAGATACAACAATCGTCTTACGATTGGCATGTGCCTCTTTGACAAACAGTGCAGTGGCTAAAATCTGATGGTCTGGTACTTTCATTGAAAGACCATCAGGCAAGGTCGCCTTTCCCTCTTCTACCTTGAATATACCTTTGCCCTTACCTAGGCGAACACCTTTGGCAAGAGAACCTTTAGCACGCAGCTCGTCCAAAGTCTTGATGATTTGACGAGCATGAAAACCGACAGAGTCCTGTCGTTTCTTGTGCTTATCAATCTCCTCAAGAACCTTATACGCTATGAACAAGTCGGCATTACCAAATTTGTTAATACAACCTGAGTCAGATAGAAAGACCGACGTGTCGATCACATAATTTTTTTTAGCCATTTAACATCCTTTCAATGATTGGTTTGAGTTTTTTAGTTAATTGTTCTGATATTCTATCTGGACTAGAGGGGTGGTGAAGCTTAATCTCATCATCCTCGTCATCCTCGTAAGAAAAATCAAGATCATAATCTTCTGTACTTACTTCTACTGTTGGGACTTCTTCAAAGTCATATTCAGTTCCTTCACCAGTATCACTAAGAGAGCCTATAGTTGAAGCCTTCTCTGCTATGTCTGAAACACCAAAAACATTCATAAGGTAGCTTTTAATGTTTTGCATCTTTTCTTGAATAGAGCGAGCAAGAGGTTCTGTTATCTTTTCATTAGTTCTGGAGTAGCGATTGATCTGAGCGATCAAGCCATGAAGACCTCTAACTACTTGAATGAAGTTTTCTATTATTTCATCAAACCCATACTCGTTATTGAATGGGCTGATTGAGGGAAAGAATCCTTGAATCTTTGTCAATTGATTGTAAATTGCTTCCGCTTGATCCTTTACAGATATGCCGGTCTCTGTTTCTTCTGATATTGTTTCTTCTGCTCTTTTTTCACCAGAGATAGTATTGAATAGAATAGCTTTTAGCCTATCTCCCTCGGCGGATACCGCCTCGTGTACCTCTTGAACCAAATCAATTATTTCATCTGTTGACATCTCTGTTTTTTCTTCATTAAGGGATTCTTCCACTGAACTAGTATACTCATACTCAATAGGTTTCTCTTCACCAGATAGCAAAGCTTGGTTAAACATCTCATCTAATGAGTTTATGTCTTTAATGACAATCTTGAGAAACTTCATAAGAAACTTCTTTGGATCTCCTTCGCCATACTTTAAGTAAAGCTTGTTTGATCCTAAAGTTCCGGTTTGAGCAGATTCTTTGAATGCTTGAAGCACCTCTTCAATCTTGTCCATATGCTTAATCAGAATGTTAGAAGTGTTAACTATGTCACGATTAAGCTTGCTTCCCTCTTCTTCCTCAAGAGTTCTAGTAAGTGCTTTAGCTTCTTCAGGCTCAAGCTTTCCAGCTAGCTTCTTGATGATGTTGAAGTAAGGCTCAAGCACTGCTGCTTGTTCTCTTAGTGTCCTTACATTAAGAAACTTTCTTTGAAAATCTTCTAATGCATTGGAATAGTTGTTTGCAGTTTCTTCATCTATTTCCACTGTTGCTATTATGGGCTCAGCTGTTGGTTCCTCTGATGGCTCTTCAATAGGCTCTGTGGCCGCTTCTTCCTCTGAGGGTGACAATCTGCTTGTTATGATACCCATCAATACATTATATTGATCCTCTGATAGATCGTCCTCTGCTGAGGTCCAATTATTCATGTCGTCAAGCGTAATATCAGCAAAAGTCTTAAGATCCTCAATTTCAAGCTTTTGAAAAAACAACGTCAGCTTCTCTAGGTAGCTATCTTCAACTTCTTTCAAAATAAGTCTCACGATCTCTCTTGACGAAGCAAGCTTTGTTTCCAAAAGCTTTTGGATTATAGGATGCTTGATTGCACCGATTGCTAATTCTTTCTTATTCATTTAGATCTACTCCTAGCTTATCAAGAGCCATAGATAATTCCGTTTTGGCGTTTCCGTCCTTAGCAACTTTCAAAGCAGCTGTGAGCAGCTGGTTTAGAAGAACTATTTCTGCATTGTCTAAACCGGTTATTCTTGGAAACAAAGTATATAATTCTTTGAACTTTTTAGCCATTTCGGTTTTGGTTTCCACAGATGCCTCGGCATCAAGCTCTTCCTTTATGATTTGCTTGATCCTTTCTTTTGTTATCTTCATTCTATAACTCCTTTTCACTATAAATAGCCGAAGAGACTGGTTTGGTCTAATGAAATGTATCGTTTGGATCAAATTTAGTCATATTAAAAAGGTATTGATAGAGCTGCTTCATTTCAGGATTCTGAGAGACTTGGTGCCCTGTTATGACAAGCATTTGAAGTTCTTGGACTGAAAGTCCGCCTTCCGCTAGTCTTCTTGCTAATTCAAAAACCTGTGCGAACATGACTTTTGTCTCTTCATCGCAAGTTTGAAGCTTTGTTGCCAAAGCCATTAGATTATCTGATATATTGTCCATTTTAACTCCTTATAAAAAATTGAACCATGATAAAGGAAACTTTATTGATCTGTAGTAATCGCGAATTGTTATCTTTGGAGGTTTTGGCTCACAAGACAATTTCATATTCGCTTCAGCTGGTGATCTGTTTCCTTTTTTGTTATTGCATTTCTTGCATGCAATAACGATGTTCCACCAGCTAGAATCTCCGCCCTTAGACTTTGGAATAACATGATCCATAGTAAGGGCGGAGAATTTAAATGATTGATCGCAATATTGACAAGTGTAATTATATACCCACGCAGCATTTCTTCGGTTGCACGTTATCGATAATTTACGGTCACTTATGTAAGATTTTAGCACAATTACCGAAGGAAATTGAACTGTTTTTGAGGATTGGTGTGTATGGTGCTCAACCACATTTGCACGGCCAGAATAAGCCAAATTGAAGCCTTTATAGGCATCAACTATCTCTATGGGCCTCCAAGAGGCGTCGAGTTTCAGGGTGTACAATTTGTCTTCCACATAGTATCTAGTTTTTTACAATCAGTTTCGCAGCCGCAGAGTCTACTGGTGCTCTTGCACTGAAGTTTTCTAAAAGTGAAAAGTTTTCCATAAAAGACTTAAATTCATTGAATGCGCGCTTGTAATCAGGAATCATTTCAATTTCAGTCTTTCCATCGTGAGAGTGAATTGCTCTAACTTCTCCAATATTATCATAAATAGTAACAGAAGGGTGCTCAGACAGCCAAGTCAAAGCAACCTTACCATTGTCAAAAATAAAGCCCTGAGCGACTCGTCCAGTGCCAGAGACACCGGATTCATCCTCAAGGCGATTTAAATAAAACATTTTCATTTTAACAGTTCCTATAGAAAGTCGAAACTGGGAATTTCCTTTTTTGGAGGAGGTTCTTCGGTTTCTTGTTTTTCTTTTGACCTTTTTCGTTCCAACCATACAAACTCCATAACTTTCATAAATGGCTCATAATAGTTCTTTTTTGAAAGAGGTAAGAAATAAATAGAATCTGATGTCACATCGACACACAAAAGAGGTTCAAAAGTTTTAGTCTCAACAAAAATTGTTCCAGTTTCATTATCATAATAAGCCAGATAATATGGACTTTCACTTACATGTTGTATTATGTTTGCTTCATATTCTTTTTGCTTATCCAAAGACATCTTGCCTAAAAACAGCCCATTCTTAAGAATTTTTGCTATTTTAACGATCATCTCTTCAGAGCTGATCGGTTCGTTTTCTTTAATTTCTTTGCTCATCTTGTACGCCTCCTTTAAAATAACTATGACTCTTCTTACAATTAAAGAAAAATTTTTATTTTGTATTGCGAAACGCATAAACAACTCCCCTAAAGGCTCGTCGATGGATGAAAAGAGACACGCCCGAGCCATCTTCTTCTATTTTTAGAATGTCTTTTCGGCATCGTGCTGCAATTTTAGAAATGTTATGATTACAGCCCCATACTGTGACGAATTTTTCTTTTTTATCCATGTTGTTGTCTATTAGAATACACTCGGCTTCCTCATCTCCGCCCTTACCTTTGTACTCTGTGATTATTCTGTTAATCTGTTGTTCTGTTGTTTCTGACATAAATCCTCCTGTTGTCATAATAAAATTATAACACGAATAGGATTATTTGTCAAGCTCAAGATCATACTTTTTTAAAAGAGATTTTAATTCTCTCTGGTTTATACCTAGAAATGATGCCATGTCAGAATAGGAGCGACAAGCGGAGAGAGCATAGACTAACACCGCTTCTTTTATCATACTATTGAGAGAAGACCAGATAGGAAAATTATATAATCTATTGTTAATAAAGCGAGAAGACAACTCTAGTTTAATAGAAATGACTTCTTCCAAAGTTAAAGAAGATAACATGACTTCAAACTCGTCAGTTATCTTCTTTTCTTTTTTTAATTTATTGATAAAAGAATAATCAGAGTTTTTGCCCTTATATTCTTGATTTTTTCTCTGCCACATTAAACACCTTCTGGTGAACCAATTTCTGGTTTCTTTAATCTTGGGTCAATTTCTTCAGCAAAAGAACTTAAGAGAAGATCTAAATTGTATAAACACCAATCTTTGAACATCTTTTTATCAAGGTCATCAGCGAGATCTAGGTAGGCATCAGAGAAGTAAGACTGAGTTAGTCGAAAAGCATCAAATGCTTGATTACGACCTGTTATCTCTCCTTCTAAACCAGCGGCAAATTCTGTTCTTTCTGATTCTTGGTCTTTCTTCTTTTGAAAATCTTTTTCAACTTGAGATTTTGGCTTTTCTGCTTCTACGTCCGCAGTTACAATGTCCATGTCATCATCTATCTCAACATTTACTGCTTCTAAGAGACTGTCTATTTCTTTCTCTATTGCGTCCAAAGAGCCTTGATCAGGAGCAGAGAGTTCTGCTGGTTCTGAGGTTTCTGGTTCTGCTATGTCTGTTGGAGTTTCGTATGTTGTTGCATTGATAGCATCAAGTTGTTCAAACAACCTAACAAATGCTGCTAGCAAATGTGCAATGAAAGACTCTCTTTGTTCAGCGGAGCTTGTGAGTTGTTGAAACTGACTTTTAATAGTTGGTTTGGCCTTTCGAAATGCATCTCTGAGTTTGTTTATGCCGGTATTTGGATGAGGATTAGCAGTTTCTTTTGCTTCTTTAATATACCTTCTTATAACACTTCGAAGTTGTTGCTCCTTAAGTTGTTCTGATTCTTTTATTGATCTGATCTTGTTGCGAATGTATTGCCGAAGAAGCGCTTCTGTTTGTTCTTCTTCCTTTGGTGCTCCAGCAGCAACCTGCACGGCGCCAGATCCCATTGAAGACATCTCTACCAACTGTTCAATTGAAGTTATTTCAATAATTTTTTTCATTATTTTTCACTCTCAAAATTACCTTGCTCCTTGAGCTTTAACGCTGTTCTAAGCTGCTCAATTGTAAGCTTGTCCAACATATCCTCTAGAAGATCTGCTAGTGCTTGTTCTTCAGGGTTGTCTGCTGGGAGTTCTCCTTCTTCATAAACCATTGCAGCAGGCTCAGCGGCGTGCATGTCACAAGGAGCCATGTGTTGTTCTGCTGGTTCTTCGCAGCCACATTCTTCTATAACTTCTTCTTCAAGTTTAGCATCTTCGGCAGCATCCTTCATTGATTCTTCCTTATCACCATCTTTATCTAGATCTAGATAATCAGGCTTAGTGCTTTCATTAAGCTTGCCTAGGTTCATTCCAAAACCCCAACGCTCGTTAAGAAGGGTGTTTAATTCTTTGTTTTTCCAATTTTTTGTTGACATTTTGTAAATTCTCCTTTCATAAAAAATATCTAAGTTCTGAGACTTGTATTGATCTTCCCAATCTCTAAAACACATATTACCTTCTAAATAGGCTTCTTCTTCCATTTTTCGCAGATGGGGATTATTCTGTGCATATCCAACACCTGTTTCATAAGACTGATCAAACATTCCTCGCTCGTTCTGTAAATGATGAATTAGTTCATGAGAAACTGATCTCATTATGTCCTTTGGGTGGCGGTTGTCTACAAAAATAGTAATTTGACCGCCATTAGGATCATAGTAACCGGTCCTTCCCAGAGTAGGATGATTGTTTGAATCAGAAACAAAAATAATCTTTGGACTATTCTTGAAAGAAAATCTCTTATTAGCAAAACCATACAGTTCCTGTATAAGAGGTTCTATTTCTGAGGTATCTTGATTTGATTTGTTGTGTACTTTACAAGTCATACTCTAATTAGTTTCCACTTTTGTTAAGCAGGACAGAACTACATAAAAAGTATCAGATGTTTTGTTCTCCAATACCTTGGCATAAAATACCGGTCTCACATTGTCCCTATAATGAACTATCTCAGTAACAATACCGTAGTATTGCGAATAGTATTCTTCACCTTCATGGCTTAATGTTCGCCAAGTAACATAATCACCGATTTGAAATTGTATATTATACGACTCTCCAAGTGACATTTTATTCCATAAGTGTCTTGGCTTGCTCTGAATACCGAATAAACTCCACCCAGTTTCCATGTAAATCTTGCTTATAGACACCTATTGTTCCATCCCTGTGTTCATGGTGTTCTCCATTCTCAGGAAGATCTTCATACCACTTCCTATTTGCGTCTATATCAGAGGCTCCAAGTGCTATATGGTCTACTTTTTTCATTAATTATCCCTTTCTATGTCATCTAAAGATGTTAAAATAAGTAGTAAAATGGTTATTATGGTGCTTTCAACACCCCAAATAGACCAAAAAATCATAAAGAAAATGTATAATACAGCGAATTTAAGCCATTTTTCCATCACTCTCCTCCTCCATCTCCTCCGGAACCGCCATCAGCAGAGTCAAAGACATCAAAATAGGGGTAGTATGCGGGAGATTTTCTTGATTTTTTCTTCTTTTTTCTCTTTTTTCGTCGTTTTTTCTTCTTTTCATCAAGATTTTCTTCATTTTTGATGACTTTTATCTTAATTGTTGATTTTTTTTTAGTTTCTTCTTCCTCAAGTACTGCAAAATCGGGTGGTGCGGCCTTACCTTTTGTCATTTTTGGTCTTGTGTGTCCCTCACCGCCTCCTGTTTCTTTATTTTTACCCAATCCTATGAGCTTTTTCTTCATATTTTTCCAATTTTTCTGTTGTGACATAAGGTATTTCTCTTCATTTGTTATTTTTCGGCCCTCGGAAGTCAATTTTTCTATAACTTGTACCAAGACTGACGTTGCTGGGCTCTTATAATTGTGTAAATCTTGGATTTCAACCCACTCAAATGCTATATTTTCTTGAAAATCTTGTACATTTAGGTCAATTGTTGGTTCTGATTCTTCTAATTTTGATAAATAAACGTGAATTTGGTTAGTTCTGTCCTTATAGGTGTTGGGAAAGTCATAATAAAACTGTTCATTTGGTAAAATTAGCCCTGTTTCTTCGGCGACTTCTCTTTCTAGGCCACCAATAAGTCCGAAAGCACCTCGTTTTATCTCTATTTCCTTAACATGACCGCCCGGCAGGTCCCATTTTTGGCCCTCATCTCCTCTTTTTAGAAGAAGGACCTTGTCATTTACATCAAAAATAACAGATTTTCCAACAATGTTTGCATCAGGGTAATAATCATAAGGGTTTTTTACTGGGATATTTGCTTTTTTACAGGCCAAAATCTCTTCCATGGAGTCATCATGGTGTAAATCAACGTTTAGTTCTTTTAATTTCTCTGTTTTTAGTCCACCATCCATGTAGAAAACACGGTTTGGCCAAAAATAACTCCTCAAACCAAGCTGTTCCAAATGATAAGGGACATCATGAGTTGGATAGAGTTCTTCTAGACTTCTAAATCTGGAAGTTACAATGAAAACCTCATCCCCAGCAGAAATATGATTCTGAATTTTACTGATTATGTGATTATTGTACTCTAGAAAGACTGGTTTTAAATTATCTTCATCTGACATGTCAATATAAGTAACGGCTATCGTATTATCAAAATCAAAACTAACTATTTTTTTATTATTTTTCACTTGCACTATCTCCAATTGTATGTTATATTATTAATACTACTGAATAATCAAACGATACACATTAAATATAACATTCTTGGAGGAATATGTCAAGCTTTTCTTTTATTAATTTTCTTTATATATATTATAATATTAATATTAAATAAATTACTGATTATTATTATTTAAATTTCTAAGTCTTTCTTCTTGGTATTTCTTTTCCATAGTTAAAAGACCTTGATCTAGCTTATCTAATGCTTTTTCTAACATTATATGTTGTTGCTGAAGCTTATCTATAACTTTATCTTGTAAAAGTCTTTCTTCTTCTTTGGCATCTTTACGAGTCTGGTAGTTAGCATACAGAAGTGAAGCAGTCCAGAGACCTAGTGGTCCATATTGTGCTAATGATTCAATTAAAATTTCCATTTGTCATTTTTCCTCCAGTTTTAATGATTTGTGGTATAAATTTATACCAAATGGTATAAAAAGTGGCATAAAATACTACCACTTCTTACAAGATTAAGATCTTGTTTCCGTTTTTAGATTTTTTATCTTTATTTTTATATTTTTTGTTTCCTTAGATTCATTTTGTGCTTTATTTATCTCTATAGCAACCAGTTGTGCTTGAGCTTTTTCTTTTGTAGGGTGGGTTCCAAGTCTTTTACCACCAGATTTTGGATAAACAACATATTTATCATCATCTTTTTTGATTATTTCTTTAACTTCTGTTCTTGGCTTGAACAAACCTAGATCAACGATAACTATATCACCGCCCAAAGGTCTAATCATAGCATTCTTATCGTGCATATCTCTAGGAGCAAGTCCTGTAAGACGTTCTACTTCATCAATAGCAGCCAAAAGAGACTTAGCTTGGTCGCTTATACCAGCCATCTCCTCCGGAGCCCCTCCTCGGTCTGCTAGACGCCTTTCTGGGCGACTATGAATTGGAATAGGAGAACCCTTTCTGATAAGATCCATGAAATTTTCTATAATAGTACCAGCAAACAACTCATACATATAATCATTTTGCTTCTTGAACCTTTCCAACATCTTTAGAAATATATAATAAGCCCAAAGATTATCAGTTAATTCTTTCTTGGTATCAAAATCAGCAACCAGCTCAATGTTCCCAGCAGGAATTATCTCATTTTCCATTTTCATTACATCTGAACGATATTGCTCTCTCGCTTCTTCGTTTGACATTTGATCATAAGGCCCTCTCCAGAGATCCGCAACCTCTTTCATTTGAGAAACTACGCTTTCAAACATCTCTCTTACTTCAGGATCAGCAGTTTTGTAGTCAATTCCTTTGAATAGCGTATCAACAAGGGCGTTTCTTCTATCATTATCATTAAAAAAAGCAAACAAGCGTCTTGAAAAGTCTTTATAGACACCTCTTGCTATCAAATCTTTCCTAGCATCCACCAAGCCTTCTGGACCAGAGAACAAATCAGAGATTTCAACATCCTCTGCACTGCCCGATGATAGGATTTCCATAACAATAAAGCCATAGCTATCTTCCTTGAAGGTTTCATAAACCTCTGGGAAGTGTTTGGCGACAAGATCACTCTGTTCACGAGCACTTTGTACTGCTGTATAGTTTTCAATTTCTTTGTCTATTGCGGCTTGTCCTTTAGGGTTATCTCCGCTCATTATTTTTATTGCTACCTCAACATCATTATCGTCATAAGCAGCAAAAACTTTGCCGTATTCACCTTCTCCTAGGGCATAGGTGACATCATATCCCTTAGCATCCAAGATCTGCAAAGCAGAAGTAGGCTTCTCAGCTTGAACAGACCCACCTTGCATCGGAGCCGTGGCATCCGCTTCTTTTAACACTTTTATCTTCATTGAAAACTCCTGCAATAAATAGTATCTACTATAGGTAATTGTAGACGACTTCTATCAGAGCCTCCTCCGGAGGAACCACAGTGAACAAAACAGTATTTGTAACCGCATCATAAGTCCAGTCGGTCCAGATTGACCCGTCAACAAAAACTTCAATATGAGAAGAGGAGACCGGAACATGATCCAATGCGATTTCCTCAAACAATTGCAATTGGTTTGATGCCTGAGCCACACCATGCGACCAATCCTCAGCACATATGTCTATGGTTGCTCCGCCAAAAAAATTTGCAACGTCCATGTACTCTTGACCCACGTCAAGGACAGGATTAAACAATCCGGGACACTCGGAAATAGAATTATCAACATTTACAATAGCCGTAACATATACAATGTTTCTTTTTACCTTCAACCAATCAATAAATTGACCAGCTTGGTTACCTTGAAGTGAATAACTCCAGTCATCTTCGTCGGAAACGAAAACAATCAAAAGCGCAGCGTCGCTACGCAACCATTGATACGCATCTTGGTTTTGGTCCATAAAATTCATAACAGATTCAAGACCTCCTTCTCTATGGCCCGAAACATTATTGTTTAGCTGTTGTTGCGCATCCATTGCGGCATCTCCCGGCAACAAAGGAAAAGAACTCATGCTTTGCGAAACAAGATAATCCGTTGAGATGATCTCCAATCTCCAGAAAATGTTTGATGGCAAAGCAGCCATCATTTGAGCTACACCA